ATGGGTGAGCGGGGACACACGAAGGGGCCGCCCCGCGTTCTGCTTTCAGCGGAGGACATGTTCGAGGCGTTGGCCAAGATCGCGTCTTTCAAGACGTGGAACGAGTGCGCGCTGTCGACGCCGCAGGAGAGGCCGACAAAAGCCGACATCGCAAATCAGCGCGATGACTGCATTGCCATTGCTCGCGAAGCCCTCTCCAAAGCCACCCCCACCGGGGAGGCCTCCGATGTCTGAGGGGCGGGCTTATTATAACGAACTGGACCCTTACGCGGCGCAGTGGCTCCGCAACCTCATCGCAGGAGGCCACATTGCGCCAGGCGACGTTGACGAGCGCTCAATTGTCGATGTTCGACCTTCCGACCTGGAAGGATACGCACAGTGCCACTTCTTCGCCGGGGTTGGCGGATGGAGCTATGCTGCGCGTCTTGCCGGGTGGCCTGACGACAAGCCGCTCTGGACCGGAAGCTGCCCCTGCCAGCCCTGGAGCAAGGCCGGGCTCGGCAAGGCTCACGACGACGAACGACACCTGTGGCCCGCATTCTTCCGCATCATCAGCATCCGCCGCCCTTCAGTCGTCTTTGGAGAACAGGTTCCTGTCGCGATTAAGCGCGGCTGGCTCGACCTCGTCGCCACCGACCTGGAGAAGGCTGGTTACGCCTTCGGGACGCTCCGCTCCCGAGCCTCAGATGTCGGCGCGCCCATTGAACGGCAACGGGCGTGGTTTGTTGCCGAGCGTATCGGCGCGCGAGTGGAAGGACAGTTCGAACGCGGCCCTGCTGGCGCGGCTCGACAATGGCTCTGGCGTGGCGAAGAGGATTTGCAGGCTCTCGCCGACGCTCCGCTCCAGCCCGGAGATCGTTGGCCTCAACCCATCGTTCGCCGCGTGGATCATGGGCTTTCCGGCTGCCTGGGACGCCTGCGCGCCTACGGCAATGCCATCGTCCCGCAAGTCGCGGCGGAAGTGATCGGCGCGTTCCTCGATGTCGAGAGGGCCTCGGCATGACCGCCCCCCTCAACACAGCATCGCTGGTGTCAGAGCTGCGGGCTAAGCTCGATGGGCATCTGCCTGGGCTACCGCGCGTCGATGGTCCAAGATCTGTTCAACCGCAGTATGCGCTCTACGAGCACGAACTTCGTCAGCTTCTTGGTGAGGCTGATCGGGCGAAGCTCCGTGGTGACAACCATTGGGAGACGCTTCGGAGCATCCGCGAGATCGCGCGGACTTCCGGCGATCTGGGGCGCATCATCCAGTGGGTGAACGACGCAGGATCAGGCTACGTCGAGCGGCCCGAGGCGACCATCGCCGGCCTGATGGATCAGGTCTCCGAAGCCACCCGCCAGCGCGACGAAGCCCTAGCCGCCCTCAAAGCCTCCGAAGAGAGGGGCTGGCAGCCAATCGAGTCGGCGCCAAGGGATGGTACACTGATCCTTGTTCCTGGCCGCTATGGGATAGCCACGCCCGCCTGCTGGTGGCCGGCTGCACACCTCGAGGCTGACCACACGCTGAGAGGCGATTGGGACGATGGTGAGCGAAATGAAGACGGGGGCTTCTCACCTTTCTACCCAACCCATTGGATGCCGCTGCCTGCCGCTCCATCGGCTCTGGAGAACGGCCCTTCCGATCTCGCGGATGCCACAAAAAAAGATCCAGGGACGGAACAGAGGGAGGCGGGACGATGAAGAAGCGTCAAACTTCTGCGGCAAGGGCGAAGGAGCTGCGGCACGCCCTTATTCGCCTGATCCAGAGCATCGACGCTTGCGAGGCGTTTGAGATCGAAGCCGGCGAATGCGGCTATGGCCCGCTCTACGATGCCTGCAAGGCGGCTCGCATCCCTCTGCCCGAGAACTTCAAGGATTGGAGGATTTTCAATGGCTGACGCCCCTCTCTCAACCCCCGCCGCGCAGGGGACGGTGACGCCCGAAGAACTGGCCAAGCAGATTGCCGATGCGGCTGCGGACATGTGCGAGATCGCCCGCATCGCAGATGAGTGGCGCCGTGGTCCTAAGCAGAGCCTGACCGCTATCCGCGAAATCCGCGCCACGCTCTCCGTCTCCCCATCCCCTGAAGCCTTGCCGGCGAGCGGGGTGGATGCCCTCATGAAGGCGATCCGCCGCGCGGAAGATGGCGCCGGTACGCTCCCGGCGAAGGAAGCAGTGAAGCTCCGCCCGGCGGATTGGCATGCGGTCTGCCGTCTTGCCCGCGCCCTCACCGCTGCCCCAGCGCCGGAGGATCGGTGATGGGCGTTCGGGAAGATATCCGTCAAGCACTCTACGATGCGATCGACTGGCAGGAGAGCCTTGCCGACGCGCAGCGCGGAGACCCGGAACAGTTCAAGGAGTGCAAGGCGCAGGCTCGTCGCTATAGGGCAATTCTCAAGCGCCGATACGGGACATCGAAGTCCATTGCCGAGCAGGCGCTTGAGGGCACGTCCGCAGTCCCGATCATGGAGTTGATGCGGAGGAACCGCCCATGACCACGACCAACGACGCCTCAGCGCCGGCTCCGAGCGGGAGCGGGGTGCGGGTGAAGCCGCTTGAGTGGCACAAGCCCAATGATGGCGGGACGCTCTCGCGCGCTGACACCATCATCGGCATAGCGAGAGTATGGACGCATCACGAAGCAAATGGGGCGTGGTTCTGGTCGATTGAGAACCACGCCTCCGGCCAAGAAGCGAACGAGACTGACGCAAAGAAGATGCTTTGGGCCACCTACGAGCATCGCATCCTAAGCGCCCTCGCCAGCGACGCCAGCCCGAGGGGCGGGGCGGTGGCTTGGCGCTACCGTTCAACGAGCGCGGCGATCTGGAATTACTGCGAAGGGTCATACCCGCGCGGCATCGGCGCAGAGATCGTCGAAGCCCTCTACGCGCATCCCGCGCCCGCCACGGTGGAGAGGTTGGAGGCTGTCGAAGCAGAACGTCAAGCATGTGCCGAGATCGTTCGCCGGGTTCGTGCGACTTGGATCAACGGCGATGCAACGACCGCTATCGGCAATGCATTCCAGCGTGCTTGCGACCAAGCCCTAGACGGCATCCTAGGTCGTTCTCGTGAAGCCGCCCTAGCGCCCGCGACCGAGGGGAGGAAGGGATGAGGGTCGTTCGCTACGAGCCCGAATTTGCATGGGCGCCCGCATGGTCAAATGGCAGCCCGAGGCCCTTCCTCCTGGTTCACCACGTCAAGAACACGCGCCGCGAAGCCTGTGAGGCTATGGGCTCGTCGTGGAAACGAGACGGTGAGACGAACATGGACGGGTGGAGGCGGGCCTATCGACAGGGCGCGCGTTGCATCCGCGTTTCGGTCAACCCATGGGGATTCGACCCCTCCCGCCCCGCCATGCCGAAGGAGGAAGACACCCATGGGTGATGTGACTATCACACTGCAATCAGGAAGCGTTGAGCTGCGAGGCACTATCCGCACAGTCGATGACCTGAAAACGCTGATCGACCGGTTGATGGTTATTGCAGGCTGGCTGGAGATCGACGTCGCCACCCGCCCCGCCAAGGAGGACGAAGGCCATGGCTGACCTCACCTTGCCGCTGAAGGCCGAATATTTCGATGCGATCCGAGACGGGACCAAGCTGGAGGAATACCGCCTCGTGACGCCGTTCTGGCGGAAACGGATTGAGGGGCGTTCTTACGACCGTGTCGTTCTGACGAAGGGCTACCCCAGCCGCTGGGACCGCAAGCGCCGACTAGAGCGCGAATGGCGAGGCTATCGGGTCATAGAGCTTCAGCACCCTCACTTCGGCGGCGGTACGGTGACCGTCTTCGCGATTGATGTTAGCGCCGCCTTGGAGCCCCGCGATGAGCGATAAGCTGGACAGCGGCGCCATCCGTCAACATGCAAAGAAAAACCCCGCTTATGGGCGGGGTCAGTGGTCCTTAAAGGGGTTTGGCGGTGGCGGCCTACCAAAATCTGCAACGATCTGCTGGATCGCCCAGAAATCGCAGGAGCCGTCATCTTCGACCGGGACCGTGAATGGGTACCCGCCGTTCGGGCCCCGCCAGAACTCCGCTGTGTTCAGTTCCCCAGCACCTTCGAGACGGGTGCACCCCCACCTTCGAAGTTTCGCCTCCCATTGCTGGCGGCTGAGAAACTTCGCGATCATCAATCAGCAGGCGTGGGCGACGTATTCCTGGCTTCGCCGGGGAGTTTCGTCGGTAAGTGTGGGGTCGCATGCGTCGAGCGCGTCGCCAAGATGGGTCAGCGGGTCGGCTTTGATATGCATACCCCACATTGCGGAAAGTATGCGCTCAAGAGCCGGCGCAATATCGCGCACTACTGCCTCTGGATCGCGATGTGATAAGACAAACCCAGGGACATCATTGCTGTATGCGCGCAGGCCGCCATCGTCACGATGCTCTAGGACCACCACAACTTTCGCAAACTGCGGAAATTTGTGGAACGCATTCATTCAGTGCCATCTCCTTGCAGGTAACTGCATATGTCTCTATGCGCCCCGAAAGTGTCAATATCATTGACAAAATCGAAAAAATATGGTATCGCCTCACTGCGATCGTCATCACGCAGTTCGGCACAACCGGGTGGTTGGCGATAAAAAATCCTACAATCTGCACAAATGTGATCAACCCGCCAAGGTTCCCTCCCTTGTTCTGGGAAGTGCGAGCTGGACTTCTGCGCCGCAGCCATGCCTGACCCCGCTTACGAATCCAAATATGGCAAAGGCCCCCACCTGACTGCCGACGCAGTGGTCGTTCGCGGGAACGAAATTGCGCTGGTCCGGCGAAAGAGCAGCGGGCAATGGGCTTTGCCGGGCGGCTTTCTCGACCAAGGCGAGACCTTCAGCGAATGCGCGATCCGCGAGTTTAAGGAAGAAGCCGGGGTCGACTTGCGGGCCACGCCGGGGCTCATCCTTGCCGTGTATCGGCCTATGGCGTTCGATGCGATCGACCGAGATCCGCGGAGCCGCATCATCTCGGGCGCCGTTCTGATCACCCTGTCGGAAGAGATCGAACGCCCGGAACTCGTCGCGGGCGATGATGCAGATGCCGTGCAGTGGGCGAAATGGGACGCGATCCCGGCTCTCTACGCAGATCACAACGCCATCATCGAGTCCCTGCTGGCGCCCTACCATGTCCAGGAGATCGGTTCGACCGGCCGGGATGAGGGCTTCTAGACAATTCCGAAGAGCCTGAGCAGCGAAGCGGCCATTACGATCCATAGCAGGGCGAGGAAGGCGGCAAGGCCATGCGAGGCCACCACCCGCCGCCAGCGAGGCAGGGCAGCCCTGCGCGCCCTCTCCTCGGCATTGTCCCGGCCTGTCTGCTCCCAATGGCCCATCAGAATAGATCGCCCTGCGCCGGCGGGGCTACTGCAGTGAACAGCTCCTCGCTTGGGCCGTCCTGCTTCACGCCGCGGGCAACGATCTCAAGTGACCCATCCGGCAGCGGGCGTTGAAGCGCCCTCGCCTGCTCCCACGGCGCCGTCATCCAAGTCTCGCATTCTTCCGGCGTCGTCAGGATCACCGGCATCGCCTTGGGGTGGACGGCACCGACCTCCGCATTCGGAACGGTCGTGAGAAAGGCGTAAAGGTCGATCGTCTCTTCGCCGGTCTTGATCTTCCTGACGCTGGTCCATTGGGGACACCAGATGCCGGCGAAGAACGCCGTGGGCCGCTCTTCTCCGAAGGCGAACCAGTGGTTCCCGCCAGGGCCAGGCTCTGCGAAGGAGTTGAACGGGACCAGGCATCGGTTCTCCACGCCCAGCCAGCGCTTCCAGTGCGAGCTCGAGGTGTTGCGGACATTGGTCGTGCCGCCGTCCGGCTCCATGCGCAGGAGCCAGTCGAAGTCGACTTCCTTGTTCTTCGCCCGCAGCTTGTCGGCGCGCTTGGTTGCAGCGTCGAGCAGAGCCTTCTTTGACGACGGCATGCCCCAGCGCGTCATGGCGAGCCTTGGGCCACCGTCCTCATTGCGAACGATCGGCGCCTGATAGTCAGGGAAGATGCCCGGTTGCGGCGGCATGTTGACGCCGCCGCTATCGAACTTGGCGAACAGCTTCCTGATCGCCTCGACGTTGCGCGTGTGGCTGTAGAGATTGCACATGAGGCCTCCCGGCCTCAGCTTAGCGCAGCTTCCGCCTTTGGAAACAGGTGGAGGACATAGCGCTCCGGCCTATTGGACTGCCATCCGGCGCAACAGGCCTCGATGGCGGCGCGCTCCGCCTCCTCCCAGACATGCATGTACTCGATCGCCTCGGACGGCACCTTATCCACCCATCCCAGGTCATCGGCACTCTCAAGCTCGCAGATCGCCCAGTACGCCTTGCCGGCGGTGACGCCTGCCCTCTCAAAAACCGCCTGCGCGGCCGCGACGCCACGGCTGGTTTCCTCCGGGCTCGCGCCTTCAATCTGCAGATAGACGCTCCTAGTCGCCTCCAACGCGGCGGCGGTTCGGCTCTCCGGCTTGCTCAGATGGAAGTTGGTCATCCTTCCCTCCTTCGATCAGGGTGAGCCCGGTCATGCTGGGTGGCAGATCGGGCGGTGAGGTCCGGCCGATATCGGGACAGTAGGCTCCGCACTTCCTGCCGTATTTCTGCGGCTTTCGGGCCGGGTTGTGCGGGTCCCATGGGCAGCGCGACATGAAGATGGCGATGATCTGAGCGAGTGTCGCGCCCGCTCCGTAGTGCCAGGACAGGACCGCGAGGCGGGCGTCGCCCTTGCGCTGGCAGAAGTGGCAGCGAAGGCGCACGAAGATCCACGGAAAATTCCGCAGCTCGGTCTTGTCGTTCGGGGGCTCCATAGCTCATTCGGTCTCGCGAACTGGCCGCGCTCCCTGCGAAAACAGCCCACGCAGATAGCCTCGCGATGTCGAGCGATCGGCATCCGCCAGCAGGATGATGAAGTCATGAGCCAAGGCGCGTAGGGCCGCGGCTTCGGTGCCGTGCTCCTCCATCAGCATGGAGACAATGCCCGTGATTTCCGCGTCCAGCGTGGTGTCTTCGACGTGCTGATCGGCTGGCTGGGCTGACATCGTTCTTGTTCCCGAATATGAGAACAGAATGAGAACATCAGGCCGGAGAGTCAAGCCATGAAACGCAACCCGCGGCGCGCCTATGACCAGGATGGCCGGGAAATTCCGCCCGCCACCGTTGGTAGCCGCCTCGCTTTGGGTCTGCGCTGTGTCGAGATTTTCTGCAACGAGTGCAAGCACAACAAGAACGGCATCGACGTGAGCGACCTGGCGCCCGAAACGCCGATCCCGGATATTTACCTCCGCTATATCTGCTCCCGCTGCGGCTCGAAGAACCTCATCAGCCGGGGCGATACGCATGAGTTCTATGAGCAGATCGATAAGCGCCGAAGGGAACGATCGGATTAGGCGCCGGTTGATGCGCCATGGCCCGCCTCGTCATCCGCAATGAGCAGGATTTGGCCGCTGCGCTGGAGCGGGCCGACGAATTGATGGGCTGCACGACCGACAGCGACGAAGAACGCGAGATTGCGGCGATCGCCGATGCTGTCGAGACCTATCGGCAATCCATCAGCGTAGCCGGCAAGGCGTCAGAGGGATCGCCCGACGGGACAGGAGCGCACATGGAACCCGAAGAACCGATTTCCAACGGAAGGCAACTCGCGCTTCGCATGCAGAAGGCTTACCCCGATCAGGATTGGGTGGCCTTGATAGCGGACCGCTCCGGTGAAACGCGGGATAAGATCGAGTGGCATCTGCAGCAGGAGATCGCGCCGACAGGGGCTATACTTTTCGCGGCCGGAGAACTGCTCGCCGAAGCACATGAGAAGGAAGCCGGTGAAGGCGAGCCGCCGCTCTAGCCAGTCGGCATCTCGTAGACCGTCGCCTCGTCGGCCTCTTCGCGCAGGCCCTTGTAGGAGGCGTGACGGAGCTTGCCGTCATCAGTCCAGCCGCGGAACTGGATCTCGGCGACAAGCGCGGGCGTGAGCCAGCGATAGAAACGTTTGCGGCCGGTCATGTCGAGGGCCGGCCGCGGAATAATGAGCCTGCCCATCGCCTTGCGCAGCGCCGCACCGCTTTCAAAGGTGAAGCCGGTGCCGACGCCGCCGACATAGACCAGGTGGTCGCCCTGCCTCGCGGCGAGCAGTAGCCGCCCGATTCCGCCCAGGGCGATCGTCGACGGTTCATAGCCAACGATGACGAAGCTCTCCGACTGGCTGCATTTGATCTTCAGCCAGTCACCACCCCGTCCCGATCGATAGGGCGCATCGCGGCGCTTGGCGATGATGCCTTCAAGCTTCATCTCGCAGGCGAGCTTGAGGAATGGAGCGCCGTCGGCGTCGATTTCTTCGCTCAACCGGATCGAGCCATGAGGCTCGGCCAGGAGAATATCCTCCAGCATCTCGCGCCGTTCGCTCAGCGGCATCGGACGCAGGTCACGGCCGTTCAGATAAAGCAGGTCGAAGGCATAAAAGATCGCCTCCGAGGCGAAGCGCTTGCCGCCGCGGCCACCGAGAGCCTTTTGCAGAGCGCCGAAATCGGAAGCGCCGCGCTTGTCGAGCACCACGGCCTCACCGTCGAGGATGGCGCTGTCCACGCCGAGACCCAGCGCATCATGCGCGATCGTCGGAAAGCGCGGCGTCCAGTCATGGCCACCGCGCGTGATGATCCGGATCCGCTTGCCGACGATGTGGATCGCCAGGCGATAGCCGTCCCATTTCACCTCGAAGGCCCAATCCGGACCGACTGGCGCCCTGGCCTTCAGCAGCGCCAAACAAGGCTCGACGCGTTCGGGCATTGGTTCGGAAAACAGATCGCGTTCGGGTTTTCGGCGCCGGGCGACCGGTCCCTTCACGGTATCGACGCCCGGGCCGGCCCTGAGAACGCGACGCGTACCCATTGAACTCACTCACGCAACGAAACGAGTCGCCAACTGACGGCAGGGGGATTCGTTCCCTAGCGGAACCGCCTAGGCACAAATCGGTTTGAAGACAGCCGCAGGAACCGGAGCGCCAAGGATGGTTTCGAGACCCCCCAAGGAGCCAGGGCTACCGACGTTTCGGCATCGCGAGCTTTACAGGGAGCGATGTCGTGATGACGACGGCAACATCTACACGGTCATAGTCTGGCAAGGCTACCCTGGCCTCGGCACCACATTCTACTCTCTGGACGATGGCACGCCGGTGCACTTTGAGGACGATTGCATCTTCACTATCGTTCCAACCGGCGAGCAACTAACTCGGTGTGACGACTAGGTAGCGGCCCTGAAACGAAAAAGGACTGGCCCCGCCGAAGCGAGACCGGGCCAGCGTACCTCATGCCTACCAAGCAGCGGCGAGGTCGACGCGGCTCTCTTTGCGACCAGCAAGCTTGACGACGCGCATCGACTCTTCTGCTGGCGCCGACGCAAGATCGAGCAGAAGATGGTTCAACGCCGGGCGGCAGTCGGGGTGTCGAAGTATGAACGCTTCAATGCCCGACAGCATGCTGCGAATAAATGCCTCGACAAGATCCGGGCGCTTCTGATGAAGGCCCTCCATGGCCTCAGAAAGCGCTGTTTTTGGACGATGCTTTGGACGAGCCGTGTCTGCCAGCATCTCTCGATTTGCTGCGATTAAAGCAGGCGAGCCCGGATCGTGAATAATCCGGTTCCAATCCAGCGCAAGCTCAAGCATGGGCGTCGGTGTCTCGTCATCGTCGAGCGCGTCCAGCGCGTCATAATGCATCTGCAGGAGTGCTATGGCCTCGCGAAGATCTGCTTCACGACGTCGGGCTCGATACGAGCGCGCCTCTACCAAGGCGCCGCCCAAGCCGAGCATCACCAGAACGACGAGGCCCGACGTAAGATCGATATGATCAATCACGCTCTTCCTCCTGCTCCGGGAACAGCGAGGGCTCTTCCCGCTCTCGCTTGCGTTTCAATCTGCGCTCCAACCGCTTCCTTGTCACCCGCTGGCGCTCTCGCTCCATCTCCGACAAGTCGACCGTGAGCTGTTGCTTCCGCCATCTTGCCGATCTCTCCTGGCCGTAGATATAGGCAATCAGTGCAAAAAGCGTGACTAGGACGACAGAGTTCCCATCAGCCTTCGCCGCGAGCGCTATAAGCGCAAGCCCTCCCAACGTCACTGCGACAATCGGTGTGGGCCCGAACTTTGTCACGGCTTTGATTGCCGTGTTTAGCGCCTTAATCAACCGATTGCCCGCAGCCGTGTTCCGCAAGGGTATTGATCACGATTCCGAACAAAAAAGAAAGGCCCCGCCAGCCGGAGCTGACAGGGCCCTAAAATGTCTGCTCCCGACCCGTTGCGGACATCATCCAGCTATTGGATTAGAATCGCGAAATCAGCCTTTGGCTTTCAGCTTGCACCTAGCGAAGGAAACGCCGCTTGATCGAAATCAAGAATGATCTCGCGTCATTCGTAGCTGAGTGTCTCACTGCAGCGTCAGCATATCTCAAATCAGATCAACAGACCGCAGCTATTCAAGCTGTCGAGTACAGCAATGTGGGCTTGTTTATCGATCTGGAGCATGCACCACTTGCTCACCCACTTCAAAATCCTATCCGATCTCTCAGCGTTGGCGCGATAATCGACGATTGCGAAGCTACGATCATGCTGCACTATAACGATATCGAATTCCATCGGATTGAGATGTACTTCGACGCTGGGCGCAACATTGAGAGTTGGAACCGTAGGGTCGATAGGATGCAGCTTCTGTCTACGTTTTGAACGACGTAATGTCCGCTCGCGACCCATTGCGGTCCTAACGATAAGAGGAAAGTCAGCGTAGCCATCAGCATCGCGCTTGGACGAAACTCCGCATATCCTCGGCCCGGCCCCCTCCAAGCGGCAACGGCGGAAGTTCTAATAAAATCAACCAATCCCGGCGGCAGCCTTCTGGCGTGTAGCCGGCAGACGCATTGCGGCAGATCAACAATCCGGGGCCTTCCCGAGTTGGTTCAAACCGTGTGCAGCCAAATCTCGCCTTCCGAAGAGCGTCTCTGATAGCCCCGCGTGGTCCTTTTGCGCCAGAGGATAGTCGCGTCCCGGCTGGAAAGAGGTCTCTGAGTGCGGCAGTCTCAGTTTGCTTGCCCCAGCCGTGCTCGACTTTAGCTAGTCGTTCGGCGATAGGACCTTCAGGCGGAGAGAAATAGCCGCGAAATGCAGCGCCAGCAATGATCGCGCAGATGGCAATACTGGCGCCACCTATAGCGCTTAATGCGATCATACGAAGGCTCATGGTCGCCGGCCACCTCACTTGCAATCATATTGCCGTCGGCGGGGAAGCGACCTCAATGCGGAAGTTCGATCTTGGTTGATCATTTGCACCGTAGGTCCGCCATCGACCCATTGCCGACATTTGCCTCTGCCGGTAGTGGATGGGGAAATTGGGCGTGGCGCGATGAGCGAAAACCTAAAGGCACTTTGGGACAACTTTGCCGCTGAGATGAAGGCCTCACCTCAGGCGATACTGCGTCCGGAGGCCCAAAAGCGCCTCGATGAACTCATGGCCCCAGTCTACGAATTGCAGAAGCAGTTTCAGCGCGAACGTGACCACCAACCTTTCGTTTCGCAGGCTCCGTGCCCAATATGCAGCGGGACCGTCACGTATCAGTACCGCGCCCCGCTGATAGGCAGCATGAAATGCGACAGGCCGGAATGTATAGCTTGGAGTTTGTAGCGCTTCTGACCTCCGATCCCGATCCGTAGCAGCCGCTCGGCTCAGAACGAAAAAAGGCCCGATCCCTTTCGGAACCGGGCCAAGTTCGGGAGGAAACGCCCAAGGAGGGCCGCCCCTTACGAGGGCGAGGCGATCGACCGAGCGTTAGCTCGGCAATGGCGGCACTCTCACGACGGGCAACTCCTGCCAGATCGTCCAGAGACCATGCGGCATGCGGTAATTGATTTGCCCCCGGATCATCAACCCAGGCACGCGCTCGAGCTCTTTCGGGATCGCGACACAGAGGTCGTTTCGTCCAGGACCGAGCGAGCTGACCTGCGGATTGCGCAACACCTCTCCATCTCGCTGCCGTTCTGTGATCGCCGGGAACTCCACCGCGGTTCCTTCCACCGTGATCGACCAGGCGACCACGATCGGTTGGGCGTACCGCACCTTGGTCCAATGCCACGTCCAGCACATGCGGCCCGGCGTGCGATCGTCGTCCTCGAACTCCACCCGCTGATCGGTGAGAACCGGTGCGAACCGGGCTTCAAACATGGGCGTCGCGTAAAGGAAAAGGCCTGTGCCGAAGAGGCCCGCCGTTGCCCAAACGCCAACGGCGGCCACGGCGCGCGTGCTCAGCATCACTTCGCTCCCTTGATGGCTAGCCAGATCGCCGTGCAGATGCCGCCGAGGAGGACGGTCACGACAGCTTTGAGGCCGTGGCTGATCAGAGCCTCCCGCGTCTCACGCGCCGCGCGCATCGCGGAGAGGTCTTTCCGGAAAGCCGGGATGTCGTCGATGCCGACCTTGTCGAGGAAGCGCTGAATGCCCTCCTCGACCATGCCTTCGACGTCGTGAGGCTTGAGCGCGTCCTTCTGGAACAGCGCGGCCGCACGCTCGGCCGCAGCGGTGGCCATGCGGTCGAGATCGGACAGGTTGACCATAGCGTAAGGCGGCAGGACATCCTGCGGGTCGCGATGAGGCATAGGCGCAGGCTCCGGCCAGGGCGGTGATCAGCGGGCGGTCACGCTCGGGTCTTCGACCTTGCGAGCCATTTCCGGCGTGGTGCGGATCTCGGTCACCTCTGGGAGCGCGGCGGCCGATGCGACCAGGCCGGCCTTGCGGCGGACATAGAGACCCCAGACCGTGGGGATCAGCCACATGACGAAGGCGACGACGACGGTCTGGCCCTGCGCGTCAAGTACACCATAGGTGCCGAGCGCGGCCGCAGCCGATTGGACGACGGTGCGGATGAGGCTGAGGATCTGTTCGTTCATGGCTCAGGCTCCTTTCTTCGCGGCTTCGATCGCCTGCAGCGCCTTCATGGTTTCGCCGATGGCGATGGCGAGATCGGCAGCGGAGCGCGGCGGCTTGGCGCAGAACTGCGCGAGCACGACCTGTCCCTGCTGCACGGCGGCGCGCACCTTCTCCGGCGCGAACAGGTCGACGGTCAGCGCCGCTGCCTGCAGATCGGCGCAGCGGGCAGACAAGCGGTCGCTGACCTGCGCGATCTGGCTGTCCAGGGTCTGGCAACCGGCAAGCGCCAGCGATCCCAAGGCGACGAGCGCCAGGACGATACGGTTCATGTGATGCTCCGGGGTGATGAGGATGCGGCAGGCCCGGCCGCAGCGGGATCAAAAGCGCGGCACCACATTTGCGGAGATGCCGGTCATGTAGACTGGAGTGTTCTCAGATGACCCAATCGGCTCCACATCGGCACAAGCGAAGCACGGAGAGGCTGAGCTCAGAGGCCGTGGAATTCATGTTCTCCGTGGCGCTGGTTGCGATCCAAATCACTTGGATCGGTGCAATAGCGTTCTGCTTCTGGAAGGTCGTGCAACTGATCGTCAGGTGATCAAGCGGCGCCCTTAGCCGCAGCGATTGCCGCCATGAACTGGCGATAGAAGCCGGCGATCTCTTCCCAGTGATCGGTGACGTTCACCGTGCGACGCGCATTCTTCAGGTCATCGGGGCCGCCAGTCGGCAGATAGAAGGCGATGCCCTTCCCCTGCCCGTTCCAGCGGCCGTCAAGGAGCCCGGCAAACATGAGCTCGGCAGCGAAATCGGGATCGAGCGCGCGATCCGGATCAGCGGCAATGCCCTCACGGTCGTAATTGTCGAACCAGGTGAGCTGGACAATGCCACGACCATAATAGACGTGGCCCCACGGCCCGGCCGGCTTGCTGTAGCCCTTGTCGGGATAGTGCTTGGCGACATAGGCGCGGGCCGCCGCATCGGTCTTGCAGAAACCCTCCCGCACCGGGACCATGCCGGAGCCAACCTCGCGCCGCGCCGTGGCGAGCCCGTAACCCAACGTCTTGTCGCGGCCATCGCCCGTCTTCGCGAATCCGTCGAGGATGCCTTCGATGCCCCGGACTTGGCCGGCCGATAGCGAAGTGCCGAACATCGGCGCTTTGCTCGACCGGAGATAGGCAAAGAACTTCGCCCGATCGAAGACCGAGACACCCTGCGGCTTTCCCGCCGTCGCGGCGTTCAGCGCTGCAATCGTCTTCGGCCCGACGATCCCGTCGACATGCAGCCCATGTGACACCTGAAACGCCTGGATAGCCGCCTTCGTCGCCGGCCCCGGCTTGCCATCCACCACAAGCGAATAGCCGAGCGCGACCAGCGCGGCTTGCACCTCGCGAGTGTTCATATCGATGCTCCGGAACTAGAGGCCCGCTGAATGCGGGCTGGCTCGTCTAAAGAGAGCGCCAGCAACCACTTCCACGTTGGACGAAGGCCACAGGCGTCGATATAGCCGGCTGATGGTCAGCAAGCTCGAAATCCCATCCGGCACCCAAGCTCTCATCTTCGATTGTGATGGGACACTGGTGAACACGCTCCCGCTCTATGCGAACGCTTGGGCGCATGGCTTCCAGCCGTCGGGACGAACTATGCAACGGGACTGGTATCTTGAGCGGGCCGGCCACTCTGAGCACGCGCTGATGGATCTATTCGATGCCGATCATGGCGTCACCGTCGACCGCTTGCAGGTCATCGACCTGATGCGGGAAAGGTTCCTCATGGACGTCGCTGCCGTACAGGAGATTACCGCAGTGGCCGGTATCGCTCGCGCTCACCAGGCGTCGATACCAATGGCCGTCGCATCGGGCGGATCGCGTCAAATTGTTTCCGCATGCTTGCAGGCGACTGGATTGGCTCCTCTGTTCAGCACCGTAGTAGCGATCGAGGACGTCGCAAAGCCAAAGCCTGCCCCTGATTTGTTTCTCGAAGCCGCCCGAAGGCTCAAGGTTGAACCAACGCTTTGTGTAGTCTTCGAGGATTCTCCCCAAGGCCTCGAGGCGGCAGAACGAGCAGGCATGCACGCCTTCGATGTACGCTCCCTCTAACCGAGTGAGGCCCCCGCCCGCTGAACTGCGGTCGTGTCCATCAGATGCCCCGGGGATGTGAAAAGCCGCCCGGAGGCGGCTGGTTAGTGCGATGGTGATCTCGGGGTGCTTAGGCGGGCTCGGCGCCTCGCACATCGAGCGGGGCGTGTCCCCGGAAATAGAAGCGCTCAGCGACCTGAAACGAGATCCAAGCAAGAAGCGTGGAGCCTAAGAAGGCTGCTGCGGCCAGATACATCCCATTTCCGAACGGCCGCAGCGCCTGGATATACAGCAGCCACCACCATTTGAAGACGAGGCTAATGGCGACTGAATGGAGTAAATAGAACGAGTAGGAGATGCGGCCGAGTCCGGACAACGGCTTCCACGCCAACGCACGCGCCAAAGGGCTTTGTCCATCTATAGCCTTGCAGAGCAAAATCGACACGCAACCTGCGAAAGCCCACACGAACTGCGACGTGTTCAAGAACCCAATCGTGAAGAAGCTCGTGGTCAGCACATAGAGGGCTATCAACGAATAGTCCGGGAACGTATCAGCCACCCGCCTTATAGCGTTCGGCCCGAGGGTTGCGACAACTGCCCCAGCAAAGAGGAACAGAAAAAACTCGGAGTAGAAGCCCAGTGCCGCCGGCAGATAGGCAGCAAGCAATCCCGAGAAAATGATAGCGGGGACAACGGACGCACCGGTCTTGTGCGCGATCAAAATAACGATCGGGAAAACCAGATAGAAGGCCATTTCATAGAAAAGAGACCAGGTGACGTTGTTAAAAACGATGCCCGGAACTCCCACCGGGGGCACCCCGTTCAGAAACAAAAGGTTCATTATGACAACACGCCAGGTCGGCGGCGGGATTTCTAGAAGCGGGCCCAGAGCCGCGCAAACCGCCAGAGCGAGTAGAAAAGCAGGGTAAACCCGCACTATGCGCTTACCGACGAAGGAGACGTAGACGAAGGGCGTCTTGAGAGCGATGCGGCAGATTAGAAAGCCGCTGAGCGCGAAGAAGATGTAGACGCCGTGATGTGAGTGAAAAAGCCAATAAAGGAACCGATCGAAAGGATCACTCCACCCCGCAAATCGCACGACATTCGGATTCCCGCCGCGAAACGTCGCCATATAGGTCCCGCAGAAATGGACCAGGAAAGTGAGAATTACCGCAACGCCGCGTAGGCCGTCGAGGCTGCGGTTACGGCTTAACATTCAGCAATTGCTCAGGCTTCACCGCGGGCAAATAGTTTAGCAGTAGATACATCGCCATTTCCGGCACTTCATCGAGGCCAGAGCACCATCTCACGATCTGCTCAGGTGGGACACCCAAGACTTTAGCCGCAGCAATAGGGCTGGGAGCTACCCTTTGAAGTTCCCGACGGAAATCTTCGCGTGACATCGGACGCGGTCGAAGCGCAGCTAGTTTGTCCATCGGCCCCTCGCTAGACGGGACAAAAGCTAGTCGTCTTCAATCTTGAAGTAAATCGGCGTATGCGGCGTCGACCTCGGCTGCCGACATGATCTGACCAGTTTCGATGGCCTCGACGACCTCCCGCTCCTTCCGGAAACAGGAACGAACATGCCGACCGACCGCGAGCGCAAGCGCGTGGATAGCCGCGGCATCAAGCGTCACCCAGCCCGAAGCGGCCTTGTAATCGACCGGCTCATTAGGATCGGCCTGCGCGAGCGCGTCGGCGCCGGCGATCATATTTTGGGACTTTCGGCTCGTGTCGATCGTCTGGCCGCTGACTTCGATCCCGCCGGTTTCCGCCCGCCACCGCGAGGTGGCGGCGTAGGCCACCAACTCAGCCTTGGTCGGCGGGGGCGAGGCGGAAGGTGCAGAGAACGCCCCGTCTTCATACGACCAACCGATCTCGACATCCGCTCCAGCCGGGACAATCGTCGCAGCGATGTCGGGATGGAAAGCCTCCGCCGGATCGACGCCGTTGAGGTTGATGATCTCGGCCACGCGGCCGTCTGCGATACGGGCATAGCGCGCCACGATGCACCTCAGAATTCGAGAATGACCTGGCCGCCAGCACCCTGACCACCCGATCCGGAAAGCGCGCCGCCGGATGCGCCGCCGCCAGGGAACATGCCCGTAGCGCCGTTCGAAGCCGTGCCGGTGGCGATAGTGTAGGTGAAATTTGACGTGTATGCGGGGCCGCCCTGCGCCAGCACAAACTGGCCGGAGCCAATGGGGTAAGCGATACCGCCAGCCATACCGGATCGCGCGATGATGCCGCCTGAGCCGCCGGTTCCGGCCGCCCCGCCGTTCGATTGAATAGCCCCGTTTGCGGCAACACCAGCACCCCCGCCTAGCGCAGTAATGACCCCGCCAAAAGAAGAGGAGCCGCCGTTGCCGCCGCTCGAAGGACTATTGTTGCCGGCGGCACCGCCAGCGCCGACTACGATGGTGTAGCTATTCCCAGGAACAACAGCGAAATAGCCTTCGCGGTATTCCCCGCCGCCGCCAGCCGAAGCAACCGAGTTCGCCGCGGCGGTCGCGCCACCACCGCCACCACCGCCTGCCCAGACCATAACGCGAACGAAGAATACGCCGGCAGGACAGACCCAAGTATAAGTGCCGGGGGACTGATATATGATGGTCTGTCGGGCACTAGCTTGGGTCAGGCCCGCCAACTGGAAGGCGGTCCCGTCGTAGATCCCGCGCAGGATGCCGCCCGCACCGAGATCGCCAGGGACCAGCGCCGCGCCACCCGGCCGCAAAATCGACTTGGTGCCCGTGAGGCCCGTCACCGCCAGCGTCGCCGCGCCGGTATTCGTGGCGGACAGCAGCAGGTTCAATGGCATGCCGATAAGGTCGGACCATGCCGCTGGCGCCGGATCGAGCGTGATACTCAGAGCGTTGGCCGTGCCGCCGGCCGTGCGGTAATTCATGGCCTGCGAGCGGACAGCGATCGCCGCCTGCACTAATGAAAGCTCCGAAGGCGTCAAGCCGCTTTTGGTGATCAGAGAAACGAGCTCCCGCAACGGGTGCTCGAATGCGGCAGCAGGTGGGATCGAGCCCATCTGGCCGGTCGAGGGATCGCCATTGACATAGGGCGCGTTCGGGTCGCTCGACCCGTACGGTGCGACGTATTTCATGAAGGGAGGCTCCGGGCGTCAGGGAGTGCCGGCCATGGGGCCCAGAGGGTCCATGCCCGTGTAATCGAAGAAGACTTCGGTATGAGCTGGCTTGAACCGACGAATCAGGCATTCGAGATCGGTTGCGATGCCGATGCGGAGGTGTGGGTCGGCGCCCGCCTGCCCGGAACTTGCCCGGAACCAAGAGAGGCGCGCGGCGCCCATGCGTATGGTCCAGTAGTAGCGGATCTCGGCCGGGCCGATCTCCCAGCGAAAATCACCGAACTCATCCCGGGTGTCGCCGACCTGCGAGATGCCCGCCATGAAAGGGGCATGCTCCGTGATCCTGATGTCGTATCCGAGCGCTTCGGCTAGTCCGATGAAAAAGGTCCGAGATTGAGCGCCCAGCATAGTGAGCCGGGAGACCAGGGCTTTCCGGCGATCGGCGATCGAGAGGGTCTCCGCCAGGCATTCATCTGGCAGCCCGGCGACACGCTCCCAATCGGGCAGCAGGTCAAGCGTCGCGCGCGGGTCGCTCTCGCGCTCCAGCAGATCAGCAGCACGCGCATCGACATTCGCGCCCCAGATCTCGGCAAGGCCCGAGATGAGCCGCATAAGCACGCTCTCGGTGTCCCGCGGCCAAGCTGGGCCGCGAGGCAGGAGCGCGGCGAATCCCTCGGCATAGTCGGTCCCGCTCCGCCGAACGTGCTGATCAGGCATAGGTCACCGTACCGGGCACCGCGATATGGCCCTTTGACGGCATTACATGATCGGTCATCGTGAGGTTGAAGCTGTCGACGCCAGCCGCCGAAAGGATTGCCGCGCTCACCCACTCGCTATGGATTGTCTGCGCCGGCTGCGCGATGCCGTTCTGCGCGAAGGCCGGGCGAGCACGATCATGAAGCATCACCGCTACGGCCGCCTCCAGATTGAAGCGCGTCTCGACGCTGTCGGTAACAAGGTTAGAGAGCGTGAAGTTGATCGGCTCTGGGATCGGAGCCGGGACGAAGAGATCCTTCACACTGACCGGCCGCTTGGCGTCGATATGCTCCTTGACGGTGGCGAGATCGCCCGCAAGCGGGAAGCCGGCATTGCTGGCGCGGAGCTCATCCATCATGAAGCGGACGGTGACGGTCCCCGGTCCCATCTCCATCGGAGAAGTCCAAGCGCGGGTGACGCCAGGCACCTCAAGCGCCCAGGCGACATAGTCGTCGGCGTCGCCGCCCATCGGCGGCTTGCGGATGCGGTCCAGAATGCGTCCGCGCAGGTCTTCGTCGAGCTCAGCGTCGACACCATCGACAATGCCACTGGACTTAGCGGCGGCGTCGAGGCCGGGGATTGCGGTCGAGACTGTGAGCGAGGCGCCAGCGGCCTGGTTCCCGCCCACGCCAGCGGTCAGCGCGCGCAACGTCACCGACGTCGCCGCACCGGTGAGCGTGACCGGGGCAAGCGTCTCGTATTCGGTATCGCCAGCCGCCTGCGTCAGGCGCGTACCGGTCGGCACGACCGTACCTGCAACGCCGGTCAGCAGGGCCGTGCCACTCGCGAAGGTCGCAGCCTTGCGCCCGCCCAGCCAGATCTGCCCGAAGCGGTCCAGCCATTCCCGCTCGGCCGTGTCCACCATCAGCTGCTTGGCGAGCCAGTCGAGATATTGCAGCGTCAGTGCGGCGAGGCCGGCGTTCGCATCGCTCAGGACCCGCAGCACTGAGTTCGGGATACTGGCATCAGCGCCGGGCAGATAGGCCGCGATGAAGTCGCGGTTCAGCGCTCGCAGCTCGGCGAGTGGGGGCGTCGTCCATGGCATGCGCGATCAGGCTCCGATCTCGTTCCAGAGATCCGCGTAGCGAAGTTCGATGGCCGGCAGCGGCCCGCGGTCGAGCCGCGCGAGCAGGTCGATCCGGCCGGTATCGGTTCGGCTGGCGCGGACCGAGAGGCGAGCAGCGACCCTGCGGTCGATCAGCGGCTGCAACGCCTCGCGCGCGAATTCCTCAGCCCTCGCGATGGTCGAGCCCTGCCGAGCCTCAGGCCCCGTGATCTTGTCGCGCACCATCAGCCAGAGGCGCGTGCCGATCGGCCAGCCGTCGTGAAGAACCTCGGCATCGAGGTCACCCCACCAGCCGCGGCGGTCATTGTCGTTCGGGTCCGGCAGAGTATCGGCCGCCAGGGCCAAGCGATCGGTGCCGAGCGCGACCGTCACTGCAGTCGCCAGCTCCTGCGTGTCGTCGAGTTCTCCGGCTGGCGTGAGCAGCCAGTCGAGCGTCACCACCTCCGGCGTGACGATCTGGACGATGCGAACGTCGGTCATGACACGTCCACGAGAGAGATGAAGCCGACGGCAAGCGGGTCGCAGTGGGGCGGGACTGGGCAAACGGCATCAGGCGCCGCGTGGTCGCCGGCGACGATCACTCCCCGGCCGTTGATCATCAGCCAGGCGTGAGAAGTGATCAGCGCGCCGCCGCCGTCGGTATTTGGGTCGCCCTCGACGGCCCAAAGCTTGCCGCCGATGGTGACAAAGCTCTGCCCTTCGACAATCGTCGTCGCCCCACAGATCCGGGCATCATCCTGGCGATGAGCTTTGGCCATCAGGCGGACAGAGCGCGGCCCTGCGCCGGCGCAAAGAGCGGGTGGATCACGGCGTTCTCCGCAGCGATTTCGTCCGCGCGATCACCGGCGGAATAGATCCGCTGTGAGATCACCAGCGTCGGCAGGCTGCGCGGGAGGCTGAACGACACCATGCGGGGCAGCGGCCGGGCACGCTGGCCAAGGTCGCGCGTGACTGCTGCATGAAGGGCGACGAGATCCCGATAGGCCTGCTGATCACCAGCATCGGCTGCGTCCTCGATGGCCGGCGAGAAAGCGGCACTGGCGCGGGCGGCCGCCGCCGTCGCGTCGTCCCGACTGCGGAAGGAAATCTGGGCGAGCACTTGCGCCATCGCGATGAGGCAGAACCGAACGCATGCGGTCTTCGCCGCCTGGCCGGTTAGCGTAGAGACCGAGATCGCCAGAGCCAGCCTGCGGATGCGATCCAGCGCCTCAAAGGTGGCTTCAGCCTCGACTGCGGCTGTGAAAGCCGTCTGCAACGCGGTGCCCATGCCGCGAGCCCGGATTAGGACTTCAGCGCGATCAACCAAATTGCCCACCGCGAGACGAAGATCCGCAGCAAAATCGGCATCGGTAGTCTGGCCGGCATTGAGCAGGGCCGCGCCGATCTGTTGAACCAACGCGACCGTCTCTGCGACTGCTGATGAGTTCATGCGCTACGGTATCCATTGACGACGAGCGCGAGCCGGAGTGTGCTGGCGCCGATCAGGAGAAGACTAATGATGCGCTTAGGGGTTGCCTTGGCACTCGCGCTTGCACCGGCGAGCCTATTCGCTGCCGAGCGCCTGCCGACGTTTCCCAAAAACACGCCGTACGCTGAAGCCAGGGTGTCGTTGCGGGCCATTGGTTGGCAGCCAGTTGAGCAGTCCGCAACGTTCTGCGAAAACGGCGAGTGCGGGCTATCGCGATGCCTTCCCGGCGATCAGCGTTGCGCAACTTTTCCAGAAGCGGAGATTTGCCGCGGCACCGGGCAGGCCGCCTGTCAATTCGTCTGGCGCCGCCAAGACACTGTGATCGAAATTCGCGCGATCGGCGAAGAGGATCAGACAGTGGCTGACGTGCGCTGCCGCATTGGCTGCAGGAGCGGCCGCTAGCCGTCAACAGCCGCTTTCGGCATCGAAGCCCCCTTCCGCAGGCGGAGGTTCTTGAACATCCCGTCCATCGTGCTGCTCGTCGATGTGCCGGGGGGAAACCCCCGGAGGTTGATGTCGAGACTAGCGCTTCCTTCGATGGTGGTTGGACCTCCCATTGAACCACGCGCGGCATCCCAAACAGGCCCTTGCCGCGGCTGGCGCTTCAATGCCTCAATCGTCTCATTGAAAGCGATGCCACGCTCAGTCGCAGCTTGCGCCTGACGAGCCGTTTCCATTGAGCGATCTTCCCGGCTCGGCAGCGCGTAAGTTCCGCCGCGCCTGGCTTTTGCGAGCTGATCAGGGTGAAGCTTAAAGCCTTCCCATGCGCCGAGGCCTTGTCGACGGCGAATGGCCTGGGCCATCTTCATCTGGTTCTCGGCCGAGAACTTGTCGTCCCACGTCAGCCCGGTGTCCGGCATGCCGACATCCTTCATCGTCTGCCCAACAATCTGAAAGGCTCCAAGCGCTGAGCTACTACCGTGGCGACGGCGAACTTCGCGGCCAAAGGCATAAGCTTCCCGAAGCGTCATCTCGGTCAGCGGCTTGGGCGGAGTTCCGTACTTTCCATACCCCAGCACGGTGTTGAATGGGTCACGGCCGCCCTTGGCCGTTCCTTCGGCCGCGATGATAGCGTCGAGGGTATGGTCCCCGGTCCCGACGAACTTCCCGTTCGCGTAGGGTGACCCGGCGGAGCCACCCCCGGTCAGTGGGATGCGAGGCACGCTGCCACCCGAGCGATAGGGCGCCGGCAGCGCGCTGACCATCCCGCCGGCGCGCGCCATCCCGCCAAAGGCTGCCATCTGGAGGCGAGCGCCGCCGAAAGCCCCGTCACCGGTCAGGCTCTGTTGCTGGACCGTGGCATCCTGTTGCTGCTTGCGGAGCTGCTCGATCTCGCGCGTCAGCGATTCCAGCTCCTTCACCAGCCGATCACGCGACGCTGCGCCGCCGGGGTCGCGACGATTGGCTGGGTTCGCATCAAAGACCTGGAGAAGCCTCTCGACCTGATCCTTCCGGCGTTCAAGGCCACTGATACGACCGGCCGTGGGGTCGCCCAGCATGCCCTGCGGGAGCACTGGCTTGCTGTCGAGCAGCTTGAGCGCATCGAGTACCCTGCCTTCACGCAGGGCGGTCACCACCTGGGCGAAGAGCCTGACCATCTCAACGGCGCCCTTGCCCTCGGAGACGATCATCTTGAAGAAGCCGGACACGTCGGCCTTGAAACTGTCCCAGTTGAAGTCGGCGAGCGCCTTCTGCAGGTCACGAAAAGCCGTTGCCATGCCATCCCGCACGCCGGGCTCGTTCAGCCAGCGAGTCGTAGCGTCGGTGATATCCTTCAGCATCGGCATGATGGTTATGCCGGCGGTGTCGCGCAGGCGGATCATCGACGTGATCAGGTCGTCCCAGAACCGCTTGAATTCGAGCGCCGCTTCGGCCGCGCCCTTCGGCAGCCGGCCGAGCTTTTTCTCGACCTCGTCGATCATCTTGCCGATGTCTTCGCTGCCGAGGATGCCGAGCTGGCGATTGCCGAAGACCTTCTCAGCAAACATGCCACGCTCGATCGGATCGCGGATGCGGCGCATGAATTCCAGCGCCCGCCGGTAGGCAACATCGGGGTTGAGGCCCGCCGCCAGATCCTTCTGAAGCTGGGCTCCCCATTGCGCGACGGCCGGCGACTGTGACTGCAGGAAGACCGTCACGTCGCCGATGCCCTTCTTGAGCAGCCGGCTATTCTCAGCGAAGGCCCGGAAGCTCTGCTGCATCGCCTGCGGAGCAAGGTCGAAACGCTTGCCGACCTCCTCCAGCACGCGCATGGAGTCCACCGCCATGTTCGTCTCGCGAGAGAGCAACTGCAGCGTCGAAGCCGTGCCTGTGAAGGCACGAAGGGACGCGCCGACGCCAGCGAGGATACCGCTGACCGTCAGACCGGCGATACCCATCGCGCTGAGCGCAGGCGTCAGGGTGCTGTTGACCTCGCGACCGAGAGCAGAGGCTGCCGTCTTGGCGCCCTCCATGCCGCTCTTGAGTTTTTCGGTCGCGCCGGTGTTGGTGACGCCCTGAAGCATCGTCCGCAGAGTGCGGAGCGGTCCAGAGAATGCGTCGACAACCTCCGCCCTGAGCCTGAGGTTTTCGTCAGCCATGAATTATCCTGCTGCGCTCGGTCAGACCGAGATCGTCTCGTTGGCCTTCTCGGCGGTGTTGGCGTTCGCCTTCTCGGCTGTCGCCTGCACCTTTTCCTGCGTGTCTTCCGTCGTACGGCTCGGCTCCTGCGATCCGGCCTCGAAGAACTGCATGTCGATCTCGACGAAGCCGCCGCGTTCGCGGCGCTCGGAGCTGTTGTAGGTGCCGCACAGCACCTGCATTGACATCCCGGTCGGGAGGACAAGCTGCCCTGCCCCCTCCTGCTCCAGCGCCACGATCAGCGCGTCGCGCGCGGCACGGAATCCTGGCCCAACCAGATAGGCGGTGATGCCGAAGGCACGGCCGCGGCGGCCCATATCCTCGGTATATGGGTCGTCGCGCTTCGGGTATTCATGCGGCGCCAGCCGCCGGCCGCCGCTGCGAGAGCCGGCCTCGACATGGAATTGCACGCCCCGGAAGGATGCCGGGACAAGGCGGTCGCGCCATTCGGACATGGTCAAGCCTGCTCGAATTTGATGGCGGTGCCCTTGATCGTGATGACACCATCAGGGTCCATCGTGATCGAGCCACTGCCGACCTGGATCGTCATCTTCTTCGAGGACGACATCACGATCCCATCGCGCGTCAGATGCACCTTCTGGCCCTGGTCATCGTGGAACTGGACCTCGCCCTCCTTCATGCCCTTCGGCCGGAAGCGTCGATCCGTGACGGCGATGACCACCGGGTGCGAGCGAGATCCATCTGAATGGGCAACCAGCGCCTCAGCCCGCTTCATGCTCCCATCCGACTGTTTCGACGGTGCTACTGGCCGGGAGCTAAAGCCGTAAGGCTGAACATGCTCGACGCCGCGCGACTTCTCGCCATGCAAGAGGTTGACGTCGACCTCTTGCAGCTTCGGATCGTCGTTGGTCGCTTCGAGGGTTGCACGCGTGATCATCAGGTCGACACCACGTCAGGTTCTTGCGGCTTTGCCGGTTGCGTGACGCTGGCCGGCGGTGCGCCACCTTCAGCATTGCCATCGGCGCTGATCTTACCACCCCCACCCAGGCGGGCCGGAATGATGAGGCCCAACACCGTCTCGGTGCCGGTCTGGTTCGTCTGCCGGTGCGTGACCGATTGGATGGCGAGCACCTTCGACCCGGACGGGAATAGCATCGGCGATTTCACCGTCACCTGCTCTCCGACGCTCTTGATCCAGAGCTCGCCCGCCGGATCGTGCCAGCCCTGGACGGTGATCTGTGCCTGGAGCATCGTCGCGATGTTCTCGGCGGCGAGGTATTCGGCGTGCATCTTCATGTCGTCCGCGTCGCCGGGTTCCGGCGCGCGCGTCGTCATCGGCTTGTGTTTCTTGATCTCCGGGTTTGTCACCGCTGCTGAGGAATCGCGGGATTGATCCGACCAGCGTTCGTCATTGCCGGGCTGCGAGCCGAGGACCGTGATTTTCCCGAAGGCAAACTCATCCGTCATCACGCAGGTTGCAGACTTGATGTTCCGCCCTTCCTCGAGATGCGCCTTGACCGGGCCCTTGCCATCGATCCGCTTGGCGACGAGGTTGCCCTTCTCATCATCGATCAGGAAGAGATTGCGCATCCGGCACAAGCGCCAGATCGCGCTGGTCACGGTCTCCCCCGGCTGCACATGGAAGCGGGGGAAGGGCTTGTCGGCGCCGGGCGGGTTGCCCTCGATCCGAAACTTGATGCCGTACGGCTTCACCAGATTGTTGGCGATGCCGTCCAGGGTGTTGTTCTTGAAGCCCGCGGACTGTTCGACCGAGCCATAGGTCAGGTTCTTGGTCAGGGAAGCGACCTGGACCTGCAGCCCGTGCATCCGAGCGTCGTAGACGACCTGGCGGGTCATCAGGACGCCATCAGCCACCTGCACGCCGGCAAGCCAGCACTGGCATCGGTCTCCGATCTTGAGCTTCTGCCCCGCCCAGGTTCCGGCCTCAGCCGGCGACGCGGCGGCAAAGGTCATGAGTGAGGCTTCCTGGCCGAAGGCGCGCTCGACTGACACCATCTCCCAATCGCGGTATTTGGCGCCGTTGACGCGCAGTTCGGCGATCTCGTCCGGATTTGGCATTTCAGTTTTCCGGCGGCGCCATCTCTTCGAGCCACGCCTCGGTATGGCCCTGAAATTCCATCAGCGACTGGGCAGGCAGCGACAGGAGCCAAGGCAGCATCCCGCCGCCATGGGTCTTGTTGAGGATCATCGCGAGCTTGATCAGCTCGCCGCCAGCCCCGCTCCGAAAAAAGGCGTCAACGCCCAGGCCAGCGCGACGAAGTCATTCGTCGACAGCTGTGCGACCGAGGACGGAGGCACGTTGGCGAGGCGCGAGATCATCTGCTGCATCTTCCGATCATCATGGAAGATGGTGTTGTTCGACCCGTCGAGGCGCACTGGATTGCCGACCTCGATGATGTCCATCGCGGTGGGCTCGCGAAGCTTAAGCTCCGAGACCTTCTCGCCGTGGGCATCGATCGGCTTCTTCAGGGGGAATGTGATGCCTTCGTCACTCACGGATCACCTCAGAGCTGCGTGCAGGATTCGCCTTCGAAGCGAACCGCGAACTGGCCCTCTCGGGCATTGATCTCCGAGGTCTGGGCGCGCCAGGCATTACGCAGCACCCAGACATCCCCATTTGCGAGCTCGGCCGTGACGGTCTCGTCGGTCATGGCGTCGATATCCTCAACCGAGGTTCCCTCGACGAGCGAGACGTCGCCGGCGATGAAGGGCACGCGGGGCACCTCGGAGAAGCCGTGGACATAGTCCTGCCCGGCAATGCCGGTGCGCTCGAATGCGCTCGGCGAGATCGTGAAATTGCCCCGAAGGGCGAGCTGCCGGCCGTTCACCTTCCAATAGGCGACGCCAGCGATGCGCTTGGCCATGGTGTGTGTCTCCTATCGAAACGATCAGACGGCGTCGGCCAGCTCGGCCGTGCTGTACTGCAGGCGGAACTGGGCGAGCACGGCGAGGTGGCGAAGCTGGTTGACCAGATCCGGCGGATAGAGAACGTCCATGCGGTTCGGGTCGGTGCTGTTGCGCTCGACGATCAGGTTCTTCTTGAAGGCTTTCGTGTTCTCGACCAGCCCGTCGTACTCGCAGCGCTCGTACTCGGCGACGATTTCGGCCCGCATCACGTTGGGCGTGACGATGGCCTGCCCAGGCGAGAAGCGCGTGCCGTCGTTCGCCAGCTTGTGGCGCGGGTACTTCGAGGTGATCGCGAGCTTCAGGCGCCGCAGGATTTCCGCCAACGTCGCAAGCGTGGTCGCGACCTCATACGCGCCATCCGGCTGCCCGTATGCGTTCTTCTGATAGGTCGTTTGCTCGCGCAGGATCATCGGTACATCACTGGGCGATACCGATTGGACCGCGAGGCCGGCGCCGGCGAGGCCTTGGAGTTCCGTCTTGGCGAAACGTCCAGCGCGAGGCGCCGCGATGATACCGTCCTGGGTCAGCGTCTGCAGCGGCCGTGCCGGGTCAATCGAGAGCGCCTGAGCGGCCCTCGCGGCATAGGTCGCCGCCCACTCCCAGATCGGCGAAGGGGACAGCAACTCGACAGCCTCGACCGAGATCACCGGAGCGTTGTTGCTCACTCCCCAGCTCATCAGGTTGGCGTAGGTGTCGCGGCGCGCCGACCAGACCTGGCCGTACATCTCGCGCATCCAACCCCAACGCCCACCGTCACCGAAGCCATACTCGGTGCCCCAGGCCAGCAGCGAGCCGCTGTCGGTGTGGCCCATTGCGACGAAGTCGTAGGGAGCGTCGCCCAGATTGGCGATCGCGTTCGTCCAGTCCGGGACGCCAGTGCCGCCGGACAGAACATTGCCAGCCGGGAAAGTCAGGCCGAGTCCGGCCGGGCGGACCTCGTTCCCGTTCGGGCCAAGGATGTTCTCCTCGACCCGGATATCGTTGCCGGTGGCACCCTTCCATTTCGCGGTCAATGTGACCGTCGAAGCATTCACCGTCGCAACGACGGGCAGGGTCGTCTTGGCGTTGACCGCAGCGGCGAACTTGGTCGCGAAGGTCGCGGTCGTGTCGGACGCAACGGCGCCGACAACCACCTTCTGGCCAGCGATGTAGAACGACTGGGTTCCGGCCACGGTTGGCGCGGCCGAAACGGCCACGTCGCCCGCGGCCTTCACGCCAGCCGCCGGCTCAGCGATCGGGAGCACGAAAACCGGCGTACCCTTGTTGATCGCCTGAAACTTCTCGAAAGCCTGTGCCAGTGGCGAACCGACGCCGCCCAGTGCACGGGCCTGGGCGACCGAGCCGCAGGCGGTCACCGTGTCGGCCACTCCGGTGCCGGCGGCGATCTTGTAGTCAGCGATCAGCGCATATTTCGGCTGGTTCGGCGTGCTCGCCTGCGAAGCGTCGAGCTCGATCGAGACGAGCGGGAGCTTCCAGCCCGCGGGGATCTGGTTGAACGAGACCATAGATCAGGCCTTTCCCTTGCGCTTCGTACCGATCTCAAGGGGGTCGGCCTCGGCAGTTTCCGGATAGGGGTCGACCTCGTCGGTCGTAGCTGGAACGTCGGCAGCGGCGCTCGGCCCTTCGGCCCCGCCTGAACCGTCATCGGCATCCTGAGCTTTGGCCTTGGCCTCGACGCGCTCGATGTCTCCGTCGCGGAGGCGACGAAAAGTGAACTGATCCGGCGGCCAGAGTCCGCCCTCGTCAGGGAGCAGACCAGCAGACGGGTGCGCGAGCTCCATGCCCTTGCGCACCGGCTTAACGGCGATATCGGCCATGGAGGCCTCCTCAATCTTCGGGTTCGGGGAAATCGATCTCGACTTCGAGGGCCGGGGTGTGATCGCCGGCGCCGGCCGGCTTCGCGGTGAGCCGCATACCCGACAGGAAATCATCGACGTTCACGGCGAAATCGACGGAGGTCCGGAACGACATTTCGACCCGCGTCTCGACGAAGTACTTCTCGCCAGTCTGGGGGAAGATGCGGCGCCGGCTGATGCCCGTGACGGCCTCGAAGAGAGGTTCGCGGCGGATATCGCCAACGGGGAAGCTTTTGTCGGGACCGAACCGTGTAAAAGATGCGTCGGTCAGCAACATGTTTTCGATGATGCCGGCGTCGCTGTCGGCCTGCTGGTCCAAAGTGACCGGCGGGACACCGCCGCGAACCACGGAGATCGCGATCGTAACCTCACTCTCGAAGCTCATGCCGCTGGCGTTATCGTCGCCGAGTGGCGTCATCCGCTCGTTCAACAATGAGATGGTAACCGCGGGCAGATCGTCCGGCTGAAGCATCATGACCGGAACCGTGCGGACCATCTTGATGCCACCGGGCACGACAAGAGGCTGCAGCCGCTCAGCAATAGCGTCGCGGATGCGGAGCGCTTCCGTGCTCATGGGCCGATGATCTTGACGACGATGTTGTAACCACCCTGACCGTCTTCGCCGTCGTCGACCATCTCGCAGAGGCCGATGCGAGTGAGAGAACCGTAGGCGTCGATTTCAAGTTGATCACCGGGCACCATCATGATCGGGAATTCACCGATCCGGATGCCGAGTGTCAGCTCGTCAGTGCCGAGGACGCTACCATCTTCGAGCTGCATATCCTGTGGCCTCCGAGCCCAAATGCCTCGAGCCGGGTAGGACGCGACGCTCGGCTGAGAGCGGACCGGAAAGACGGTGATCGGCCGGGCGAAGGCGTCCATCGCCGGGCCGAGCACCAGGGCGTCGAAGTCGATCACAGCGAGCTATCAGCCCGCGACGGGCAGCGAGGCGCCGTCGAGGCGGACGCGGCCGACCGAAGACGGGTTCGCAGCAGCCTCAGAGGCAACGCCGACGAGCCGATTGCCGGTCGCGACGGTAGTCAGGCGCGAGTTCGCCGCGTCCCAGTAGACCTTGACGCCCTCGATCCAGGCTTGGGCGGATAGCTTGGCCAGTTCAAAGACGCCGCGAGTCTTGGCCGCGAAAGGCAGGCCCTGCGCCACAGTAACGGTGGCAACCACGAAGAGGTCGCCGATGATGTAGCCGCCGCCACTGACGACGCCGCCGGATGGGGCAGTCAAGGTGAGGGTATCACCCTCCTGGATGAAGTTTTTCATGGGTTTCGGTTTCCGAGATTGATGAAGGGAAGCCGCCGGCGCCGAAGCGCGCCGCCGGGATCAATCCGCAGGCTCAGGCGCCGGCGTTCTTGTAGAGGCCGCGCCAGTGGAGAGCCTTCACACCGGCATCCATGCGGACCTTGAACTCGGTACCATCGACGTTCCAGCCATCACGCTGGTCGAGGAAAGGCTCCTCGACGCCGTCGAGATAGGTGACCTCGATCGTGTCCGTCTGGCTCGGATCGGCGGCCATGAACCAGGAGGTGCCCGACAAGCGCGAATCCGAGATCGGGGTGAACATCCCCTGGATCGGGTTCTTGAGCTGGGCGGCATCGCCCGGAACCGTGGCCGAGTTCAGCGCATAGGCCGTGGGCAGCCAGAGCGCAGGCGGGGTGAGGATATACCTCGGCTGGATGCCGCCGCCGGTGCCGACGCCCGCATCATCCTTCTGGACCTGCATCGCGGCCATGGCGGCCGCAATCGCCGCGACCGAGGGCGCGGCGCCGCTGCCCGCCAGGTTGGCGTGGTTGGCATGGAACAGGGCAACGCCGTCCTGCATCGTCGGATTGCCATTGAGGATGGCATAGACGAGGTTGCCGATGGTCCTCTTCGCGGCGCGGCCCATCCGCTCCGGAACGCGCTGGAAGAACTGCAGGTCGTCGTTGACGATCGCTTGGCGGGTGATGGCGAACATCTTGCCATAGGTTGCGACCTGCACAACGGTGCCGTTGTCGCCGAGCGTGGCGAAGGTGTACTCGGCGCCCTCTTCAACCTTCGAAAGCGCCGGGAAGAGCCCCATGTCGACGCGGTTGATCGGGCGGAAGTCCGACGCGGTGCCCTTCCCGGTCCAGAGCTGGAAGGTCTCGTCGACCTCGGTATAGCCCTTGAGCACAGCCCGATATGCGACGTTCTGGATGATCGTCGGGAAGTCGGAGGTGGAATGCATGCCGGGGCCCGCATTGCGCACGGTGAAGGCCGTGCCCACCATGGTCATGCGATCCATGGAGCCGGTCTTGATATTGCGGACCGAGAGCGAGGATCGCGCCAACTCCAACAGCGTCAGACCGGTGAACTCGTTACCGCGGTCGGCATCGGTGGGCTTTTCGATGCCGGCGCGGATCATCAGCCCGCGCTGAGCGCCCTGCGCCCACTTGTCGACGGCGTCGGCGGTCACCTCGACGCGGCCGGCGGGCAGCTCATTGCCCGGAGGATTGTCGGAGCGGGCCTCCTGCCGCTTCGACCACTCGCCGATGATGTCGTTGCGAGCATCCGCCAGCGGGCGCGTGGAAGACAGCAGGTTCGCGATGAAGGGGTCTTCCGCCGGGATCTTCGCGGTCCGAGCCTGGGCGAGAATGCCCGAGACGCGATCGCGCTCGGTCTGGGCAGCCTCGGCACGGATGGCATTCAGATCGGGGACGGGCGGGACGACAGCGGGAGTCGGCGCAACCGGGTCGATCCCGCCGTTCTGCGTGACAGGGTCCATCTTGGATCCTTCCTTTGGGGTTGCGGCGGGCGCCGCGGCTTTCGAGCCGTGAATGGCTCGAGCTGAGACCGGCGCGTTAAGGCGCGCCAGATGTTCGGGGGTGAGCTTCTCGCAAGCAGCAATCGCGAGGGCCGGCTCGACAGCGTCTGCGAAGCCCCGTTCGACGGCATCGGCGGCGGACATGTACGTCTCCGCCGTCATAAGCGCGTCGATCTCTTCCGCGCTCGCCCCAGTGCGGTTCGCGTAGATGTCGACGATGATCGCCTTGAGCCGGTCGATTTCGTCGGCGCGGTTACGCAAGTCCTGAGCGTCGCCGACCGCGACATCCCAGGGGTTGTGAATCATGACGGTGCCAGTCTCGGCGATCGAGATCGTGTCGCCAGCCATGGCGATTACCGAAGCGATCGAGGCAGCCATGGCATCGATGTGGATGTCGATCGGCTTCCCGGCATTACGCAGGGCATTGTAGATCGACAGGCCCTCCATGACGTTGCCGCCTGGAGAGTTGATCCGAACGCTGAGACGCGGCTGATCTGCGAGTTCGATGATCGACGCCATGACGTCGAGCGAGCGCAGGCACGACGGCGCATCATCGTACGGGTCGACGTAGGAATCGACGATCCCGTAGAGCATGATCTCGCCGTTCATCACCAGCGAGCGGGTGCCTTTCAGCTCGGCGCGAGCGCCAGTGGCCCGGCCCTTTCGGGCAGGCTGTTTCGCATTCGTCATCGCAATGTCCTGCTATATGTCCGCCGGATCGGGCGCGTTCGGATCTGCGTTCTTCTGCGCGACGCCACGGGTGGTCACGCGGCGCGGGTCGATGTCGAGGATCAAACCCAACTGATCGAGGCGGTCGAAGTCTGCCTTCATTCCGGCGAATGCCTCGTCAGGATCATACCCCTGCAGGCGAAGCTCCTCGCTCTGCCAGGACAGGCCGTTGCGGATGGCCTTCGCCGAGCTCTCGATCTCGGCAGCCGGATCGAGCATCTCCCACCGCGGCGGCGTCCAGCCGAGGGTGAAAGGCTCGGACGATCCGGTGACGACCGCGACAGCTTCCTGCGTCCAAGTGCCGACTGGGTCGAGCATCTGCGGGACCAGCATATTCCAGCGCCAACTGTCGACGGCGGCACGAAACTCGATGCGGCCGAGCCGGCCGGAAATAAAGCTGACCTGGGAGAGGTCACTCGCGAGCGCCTCATAGGGAATGTTCAGCCCGCTCGCGATCTCGTGGAGCGTGGCGTTCTGATAGGGCCCAAAGTCCGCCGTAGTGGGCGGCATCGCGAACTTGACGTCCTCACCATTCCGGAGCCGCTCGACCATGCCGGGCTCGAAGGATTCGACCGGGTAACCGCTCGGCGACGTTGCGGCTCCATCCTCCCCGTTCGGATCGGCGTAGCCTTCCTCGGAGGTGATGAAGGCGGCAAAGCAGGCGGCGATCTTCTGCCGGACCAACTGAGCATCGGTGTAGTCAGCCAGATCGCGCATGCGGATCATGACCGGCGCGAACCAGGTCACGCCCCTCACCTGCCCTGGTCGGTCGACGCGGTAGACGTGCGCGACGAAATCGGCGGACACGCGGCGGCTTGTCGAAGTGTACCGACCCGTGCCGCTCACAGCGCCAGGATGCTGATCAAATAGGTGGTAGGCCACGCGCTTTCCGCGCAGATCAAACTCCACGCCCTGCAAGGCGAAATTGCCATTTGGCTGCTGCCCCTCGACGCTGCTGTCGAGATAGTCCGCCTCAAGCACCTGGATTTGGAAGGGCAGCGCATAGCCGTCAGTGGGCCGCCGGATGCGCTTGCGGATCAGCACCTCGCCGGATTCGACGATCGTTGTCATCGCGAGCGATTGAAGGCCGTAGAGGTTCAGCCGGCCATCGGCGTCAATGTCGGTCGTCTCAAAGTGCCGCTTGAGCAGCGCCTTCACCTGGTCGGCCCGCTCCAGCCGACTGGCGATGACGCGCGGCAGAATGCCGGCACCGACCGCATTATGCGGGATGACCGAGCGCGCCCGGGCCGCGAACGGGTTGTTGCGCACCATGTCGCGGGAAGCATCACGCAACCGGCCGAGAGCACCGCGGTTCTCCGAGTTCACATCGGACGAGACGGCCCGCCACCCCTGCGTGCGGCGACCGATCGAGGCCGCCTCATAGAGATTGCGCGTCGTCGCGATGCGGGCCATCCTCGTCCGAGCGGCGACACGCTTCTCAGCAGCGACCGGCGAGACGTATCCGATCGCGCGATCCAGCCAGTTCGAAGAGACCATCAGAAGCCGCCGTTATAGCCGGCGACCGTACGGCGCGGGCGGACAGCTTCACCAAGCTGACGACGGATATCGTCCCGAACCGACCGCATCTCAGCCAGTGATCGGAACTCGCTCGACTTCCCATCATAGCTGACGCGCGTGACGCCCGAAGCGATGGCGGTCTCAATGGCATCCAGCCGCGCGCGGAGTTGCAGGTCAGTTGCCATCGGACACCGTCATCGGCCCTTGCGGGGGTCTTTGGTCGAGGTCGGCTCGCGCCGCCATGGCGGCGTCGCATACCGATCATCGGGGTTTGGCTGTGGGCGCGGGGTCTCGGAACCCTCGGCCATCAGCTCTTGCCGCGGTTCGCGGCCGGCTTGTCCGCGGTCGGTGCCGGCGGGACGCGAGCCGCATCGGCCGCCGCGGCGAGAACCTTCTTCTCGACATCCCGAGCCTTGACGGGGTCGGCGCCAGCATCGCTTTCGACGCGCGAGCCTTCCGGCAACTCGGTGCCCATCTCCGGCGTGCCAGCCTGACCGGCGAGGATGACTGCCGGAGCATCGTCGGCCGCCAGGCGAACGCTGGTCACCACGCCAGCGGGGCTCATCACCGCAGCGACGAGATCACCATCAGCCAAAGCCTTCTGCACCTCTGAGTCGGAGACGTACTCCAGCGGCAGAACAACATTGGTGCCGGAGGTGTCGTTGGCGCAGCCGGGATAGGTCCAGACGCCGTTCCGGCGCGACAGGAGGCCCTCGCCCTTCTTGATGAGTTCCTTGACGCTCATGGTCATCTCCTCGGTGAGAGCCAGCCTGACCGGCGTGGCGGGATGAATGCAGGCTTGCGTGGCGCGATAGGCTCAGCTCGCTTCTCGGCGGCAGGCTCTTGAGGTTGCAGCTCGTCTTTTGCTTGGAATTCCAGCGATGCCTCGACCATTCGGGGCAGAGACCGTCGGACAGCCAGAGCCCCGACGAAGGTGTCGAGCGCCTCGTTGCGCTTGCCCTGCGGCAGCATCCAGACGGTGACCGCCTGCCCCATACGTCGCCGGGTCTGCCGAACCTCAGACGTGAGCTGGGCGAAATACTCCGGTCCGAAGCCGTCGCCGATCGGGAAGTGGATCAGGCCAGGCTTGCGCCCGCCGCCTTCCGGAGGCTGGATGCGAAGCCGGGCATAGATCGTGTCTTTCGCAGCGTTCGTGCCGATGAACCACAGTGGGTCGTTGGTCTTCGATCGTGTGGCTCTGCCGCTCCAGAGCGGCTTGCTTGCGTTGCCCATGCAGGCGAACACCCGGCGGCGCTTGCGACGTCGACAGAATGAATGGACCTGGGCGCCGTGATGACCGCCCGTGTCGATGCCGAACGCAGCGATGCGGAGGATCCGCCCCTCAACCGTCCGGAACTGCCGGCCGAGCAGATCGTCGAGCTCCTTCCACGCGGCCGGCTGAGCCGGATCCTGATGGATGATCTCATAGAGGAATGGCCACGACTCCTCGTTGTCGCCCCACCCTACAAGCTGGACCTCAAGCCGATCGCCTTGGACGTCACAGAAGCCCGTGATGACCTTCACCGCGTCGGGAAGATCATCGGGCCCGTATGCCTCGACCCGGTCAATCAACCGCTCGCCATCGAGCGATTCCTGGCCAGTTGGTTTCCACAGCTCGGCGAGGCCGGTGTTCGTGAACTTCTTCAGAAGCTCAGGGTCTCCCTTGGCGCCAAGGAATTCCCTGACCAGCGTCGAGAGCCTGTGCCGCGCCGAATAGATCTTAGAGATATGGAAGCCCGCGTGCCCCTCGTAGGCTGACGGGGCGTGGCAGTGCTTGCACAGCGACCGGCCGGTATCAGACCATGTTTCCGGCGTTTGCGCTTCCTCGCAACAGAAGAACGAGGCGGTCTGCCGCCAGCCATAGTCGGAAAGCTTCTCGAGCGAGGCCAGCGCGTCCAATCGGTCGCGCTCACTCCAGAGCGTTCCGCAGTCGGCGCACATGATCTGCGCGGTGTTCGGCCGATGCTCTCTGACAGCAGCGCCTTCGGGCACGTCGATCGTGATCGTGCCGTCAGCGAGTACCTTCTCCCATTTGATGTTGGCCCAGGCGAGCACCTGACGCGTACCGCAATGCGGGCAGGCCACGTAGCAGCGGCGCTGGTCGCTGGCGGCATACTCGCGGCCGATCCGCGATTTGCCCTCTTCGGTCGGCGAGCAGACGCGGACGAACTTGGCGAGCCCGAGCTCCTCGTAGGTCGAGGCGCGCTCCTCGGCGAGTTTGAGCGGGTCGCCCTCATCGCCGGCGCTGACCGGATACTTGTCGATCTCGTCGCAGAGGATGATCCGCTTCGGACGGGACGCCAGGTCGTTCGGGGCATTGGCTCCTACGAAGTCGAGCGGCCCGCCCGGAAACTCCTTATGGATGATCGTGTTTTCGTTCTCGCGCGACTTCGCCGCGTGAATGACTTCAGCTACTTCCGGCATCTTCCGGATGTCAGGCGCGAACCGCTCCTTCGAGAAGTCAGCCGCTGCGCGCTGCGACGGCTGGACGAATAGGATCGGGGATGGCTCCTGGTGGACGTAAAAGTAGCAGACGTTCTTGAGGAACTCGCTCTTCAGAAGCTGCGTGCCCGACATCACCGTGATGCGAACGGTGTCCTTTTCCGATAGCGCCATCATCGGCCCGAAGGCGATTGGCTGCGATTTCGTCTTCCACTTACCCGGCGACGACGACAGGCTCACGTACCGGTAGCGGTCGGCCCACTCGACCAGGTTCAGCCGCGGTGGCGGCTTCAGCGCCCTACGTGCTTTCCTAAGCCTCAGCGCCAGATTGGCCGCCCCCGTCGAAATCGGGGTCATGAAGTTCATCGAGAGCCTCGGTGACTTCCTCCTGCAGCGCCGCCTCGATCTCGGATCGTGTGCGATCAACGAGCTTGGCGGCTAGCTTGCCGGGGATTGCGAGCAGTCGCTCACGCACGACCGCATATTCTTGCTCGACCAGACGGGCGACCGTCTCGATGTCGACGAGCTTTCCCTGCTCTCGCTCGAACGCCTGCATCTGGCGCCGTGCCAGAGCAATTTCCTTCACCCGGGCAGCGTCCGCATGGGTGAGCCCCTGCGTCATCGCCTGCCCTTCGGGCGTGCTGTCGAGTACGGACGATCGAGGAGCTTCCTGAGCGCCCGCCGCTTTAGATCGCGTCGTCTTCGCGCTGTTACCCTTGGCTGGTTTCAGCGCTGATGGGGTAACGCCGCCCCTGTTCAGAGCTGGGCGTTCGTCGAGCCGCTCGTTGGTCGCAGCTACCACGACCAGGCCAGCGTCCGTCAGCACCAACAGTCCGCGGGATTTCCACTTCGTAACCGCCTTGCGAGAGACGCCACGCAGTCGAGCGAACTCAGCCTGCGTTACCTCTTTCGCCGACGCCATCGCTTGTTACCCGTTCGGTGTTACCCGGTTTCGTGGAAATCTGCCGTGTTATGGGCCGGGGTCGCGCGTTACCCCCGTCCCACCCCCGTCAGGAAGGACCCAGGGAATCGCGGGGGCCCCGACCTCAGTGGGTTGAAGGCCGGCCTCGCAGAACCCAAGCGCCTGCAGCGAACAGGCTCGCCAGACCGGCCCAGACGGCAATCGCCATACTCATCCAGGTCAAGTAATGACGAATCTTGTCGGCTTTCTGTGTGGCGCGCCTCGCGTCCACCAGCGCTCCGAACCGTTGGACTGCCAGGTCCAGATCGGCGGCCTCCAGCCGCGCGCCATTGCAGAGCGCTACGTCGCCATCAACAATTGTGGAAGTGGGCTCACAGCGCTCCTGCATCATTCTGCGATGCAGGGACCTTAGGGCCGGGACGACCTCATCCGGGAGAACCGCCTCCTGAACAAGCACGTCCAGATAGGCTGGGGAACCAGGCGCTAGTTGTTGCGGCGCTGGCGATGTGAAGTAGTACAGCCCCACGGAATGGGGCTGTGTCCAAGCGGCGACGCCGATCGAGACTGCCGTCGCAGCAACAATCGTTACGAGTGCGAACCTCGACGTGCGCGAAGTGAACATGTCCTCCCCAGCATCCGCAATTGACGCTGACGTCTTTGGGGGTCGGATGCAAGGGGCAGACTGCCGGCCTATCTTCGGGTCGCCATCGCCCTTGCCATCCGAGCAGGGAACGACCGCCGCACCTCTGCGAGCACGACCCGGTTGAAGTCCTCGATGAACGGGACGTCCTTCCTCATCTGCGCTGCACGCTTGAGCGTGTACATGAGCTGCACGCGGCGTTTGTCTGGTGCTGCTGTACCTGCCCTGCGCCTCGAGAGCTTGTTGCCCTTGGGCTGCCACCCAACGCGCTGGAAGATGGCGTCGCCTTTGCGGAACGTGTTGGGCAGCTGAGCCGGTCGCAGCCGCTTCGGCACACCCTTGGCACCGCGCTGTCCCTTCACCTGTGTGCTCGGGATGGCGAGCCGGCCTCTGGCCTGCTTGGTGCCGCCCTTGGCATGGAGCTTGAGGCTGGCCCTGCCGAGGCGATCAACGATGGCGCCGCTTAGATTGGCCTTGGTTGCCTTCTCGACCTGAAGGGCTGCGCGTATGAAGCTGGGGTTCCGCACCGTGACCGAGTTCGGCCAGGTCTGGTTGATTAGGTGATCTCGCGCCTTGAACAGCGCGTCGTTCAGAGCGCCGGCTAGCGCGAATGGGACTTGGTCGAGCGCTCCGCCGATGGTCCTGGCCTTCCGTTCGAACTCCGAGAGGTCGAGGCTGAGCATAGCGTCCTCGAAAAGATAAACCCCGCTGATGAGGGCGGGGCTCGGGAATGCGTGAACGAAACGCGTCCCAGGTTTCTGATGCTCAAAAGGGGCGAAGAGCGATCAGGTGCCGCGACGCTACCTCACATCGTACGGGATTGTCAGCACCGACGAGCCCGGCGCCCATCTTCCGGGCAGGGCCATCGTGGCACGCGGCGATGTTTAGGCCGCCGCTCGTCGAATTCTAAATCCTATCAACGGCTCTACCTGGGCCGTTTAACATCTCGCGTGCGATCCGGCAGGGCATCGACCGCTTCCTCGGCTCCCTGATCCTTATGAAGAACGCCCTCCCGCAGCACCTTTGTAGCGGCGTCGGCTTTCTTCTTTGGATCAGTCGGCAATCCCTCCGTCTCAGGAGTGGCCTCAAGCCCGATGTCTTTCGGCTTCTTGCCGTCGTTCCTGGCGGTAGCGGCGAAGGTCGCGAGCGATTCAGGTTGTTCCTTGGCCATGGCGCATTCCTCCGAATGCTATGCTAACCGAGCGCCGTTCTCGTTGTTCCTGCGAAAACGACAAAGCCCGACCGCTTGGGGCCGAGCTCGCTGGCGGCGTATCATCCAGTACATCCGTGTTGTTGATAACCGCGCCGCAGCGGATCAACTTTCCTTATATCCAGCAGCGACATAGCTATCGCAAGCTGGTACATCTTTCGCGAGTTCCTGAGCAAATCGCTCGTGGCTCGGGTTCGATAGAACTGGCACAGGTTAAATCCGCAAGAGGTGATCCAAGTGCCGAGTGATATAGCCTACCATTTCAATAGCACGAGCCTACGGCCGGGATCGGTGATCCTGCCCGGCAACTGGGGGCGGATTATCCGAAAGGCTAGACAGCAACACCACCAATGGGCTCGCGAAGCCACCTTAGAACAAATTCGGCAGGGCGAATTCCCAGGATGTCCGTCTCGCCTCGACTGCGCCTTCTTCTTTGAGCGTATCGAAGAGGCCGTTCTGTATGCGCAGACTGACTTCACTCGCTATGTGACGATGATTTTGTACGAGGTGCGGCTTCTAGAACCGAATGCCGTGCGCCACCACGCTGATTGGAATGCATTGCCAGAGGCTTCAAACCCGACAGATGCTGACGCCTGCCGAACTTATTGGCGGGGCGCACAGGCGGCGCTTAGCCTCCCTCGTCGGGAGACCCTCGCGGTGACGCCTATGGAGATCGTCAGAGAGATCGAGGTCGCCCCTCGGCTAGATTGGAAGTGGTAATCTACGGAAACGCTAGAAGTTGGGTTCACACGATGCCCGAGAACAGGACCGATGTTGCCGTCGAAGCGGCCGCGAAGGCGTTCCACGAGACTTGCCGCGAGAAGCGGCAATACACCTGGGAGCAATCGAGCGAGGAATGGCGCCGCGACCTGCGAGCGTTTGTGCGGCCGATCGTCGAGGCCGCCCTTGCTGCCTCTGATGCCTATGTGGCTGCGGCGCTGCCGAAGCCGAAGAAATGAACTGCCAGACAGTCCTCAAATCCCTTGGAACGCAGGTGCCTAACCAACGTTGAGTAGCCGGCGCACGGATCAACTTGGGGAGGCAACCATGACGCTTGGCGAAATCATGGTCCTGCGCAAAGCGATGGGCATGACTCGGAGTGATCTGGCCGAGGAACTGGGTATTCCCGCCCCAGATTGGCAAGCCGTTGAGTGCGGTAGGGCCGAGCTGCAGAAGATCCACGTCCTGGCTATCGAGCGCCTCAGCCTAAAGGTCGCTGCTTCGACAGGAGCGACCGAGGCCATCCCGCCTGACGTGAGGGACGACGCCTGTGCGGTCATCCGAAGGGAACTTGAGAACGAGAGTTTCCGGGAACTCTTCCTCGGGGATCTCAATCGGTAGCCGCTGCTCGCCGCTCCTCAAATCTTGCATCGTCGCAAAGGGCCGTTTCGCGCTGTGCGCTGGCCGGGAGGTGCCGGTAGCGACACGTTTCGCGACGATGACCAATGCATGCCCGCAAAATGGCGGTTCGACAACCACCCATTTTCAGCCGGCAATCTTGCATTGCTACAAGATTATAGTGATGTAGCGTGACCCTATTTGATTTTGGAGAGAAGGCTAGCGAGCCCAATCTCAGGGGCAGCGTCATCCTTTACGATCCCGTCGGCGGTCGGCCGGAAAATGGCCCCTAGGATCAGCGGCAAGTCCTTTTGATCGACCTGTTGCTTGAGTTGGAGCGCGAGAAATGTGTGAACCATCGTTTCGCGTTCCTCGGCATCAAGCGCTAAGTGGTGCTCGCTGACGAATAAGCGCACCAGCAGGCGTCCTCCCCAAAACAAGATTGTTGTTAGCAGAACGCCGAGTGCCGCATAGGCGATCGTGCCAGGCGTAACTTGTGTCGCTGATTGGACGCGGGAGGCAATTTCAAATAGCCCCCATCCCCCCAACCCTAGGGCGCCCATCGCGTAGCACATCAGCGTGCTCTGATACTGCGTCCGCTTGTCCAAGTGCCGTTCGCGCTTCTCTCGCCAATATGCGACCGGAGCTTGAAGCCCTAGCTGCGTGGAATATGTCTCTTCGACCGCCCGAATATCGGCATGTGCTTGCTCAAGATTTTTCGTTAGCTCCTCAAATCGCGCCTTCATCCTCACCGAAGCGCGCTTGGCTGCTCGTTTGTAAATACTTCGCTCGCGATCAGTCCGCTCCGAGAACGTGCTCCGCGCCTCCAGCATCCCGCCATAAAGCCTGTCGAGTAGCGCTTCCGAGTCCTCTGCCAGTTTTTGCTGTTGGCCCTCGAGCCGATGAAGCATCGCTTTGAAGGACCGCTCAGAGGGAGCCTGATCTTTTGCCTTTAGGCCAAAGTGCCGTGCAGCAAACGCCACTGCCCCTAAAAGGCTTGGCCGGTCATTCAGATCGACTGACAAGCGGGCATTGGCATAAAGAGACAAGGCGGCTCTCACCGCGAACTCTCCGTCCGAATCCTCCAATGACTTTAGCCACTGCCCAAACTCGCTATCTGCTGTGGGGAACGGAATATTATTTGATGGAGCAAACGCTTCTTGAAAATTGTTTTTGAGCGTCTGAAGAGCAATGTTGCTATTTCTGAAATCAGCTGCAGAATTACGCGCGTTGACGAAGCGGTCGTGCATGTTCCCGCCAACGCTGTTAATCGCTTTCCCGGCAGCGGAGGAGGATTGGTGGCCGATAAACGCGCTGACGTCGTCGATGTCTTGGAATACGACTAGGCCGCCATTTTCTCCCATCTCCAATGCAAACAACGGCGTTGTCGCTACCCGAGCCATTGGCCGTGCCCCCATCAAATGATGGAGGAAACTTTCAGGCTCTGAAGGAGATGCCTAGTCGGCCACGACCGGCATCAACAGCGTTTTCACCTAGCGAACCAGGATAGCTACTTGTGCGAGAGACCTCGCTATGGATGCGGCAGCGATTTTCCGTTGGCGATCCAAATTCGTCCGCGACAAGCACCGCCCTGGCACGGCTTCATGCGGCTTCACGAACAGCGGGAGGCAGCCCTCTTCCCGGCATCGCGCGCGGAAAACCGACTGGGCATGCGCTTTGATCTGGCCGTGGGTGGTTTTGCTCGCACGGGCTAGCGCCTCATTGGTGATGATCGCGACCTCGCGGGCTATGTCTACGCGGCGGGCATAAGCATCGAGGACGGCCCGGTCTCGCGTGTCCATGACCTTGCCGTCATGGATATGAGGCGGCGCGTTGTGGCGGCGCATGATCTCGTCCGCGAGAGCCACGGCCTTCTTCTTCCGGTGGTTGAGCATAGCGGCCATGTCGCGGCCCAGCGCGGTGGCATAGGCCCATAGCATCAAGGCATCCGACTGCATTGGCCGGCCATCGAGATAGGCCATCGGCCATTTGAGCGCTTCGTTCATGCGCGAGAGCTCATCGGCCGTCGGGCGCGCGGCGCGCTCCTGTTGCTTCTCCTTCTCCGCCAGAGCTCGAGCCTGAGCGTCGACCAGGTCGGAGAACTCGTGGATCATCGCCGGCCAGCCGTTGGCGTGCTGGCGGGGCCCAACGCGCGTGCCGGAGCGGGCGAGGATGTCGAAGGCTTCGACCATGCGGTTCTGGACGTGCTCAGGCGTCCACGAAGTTGGGATATCCCCCTCGCCTATCGCTGCGATGCGGCTGGCAAGATCGTCGGCGGGGCCAAGATATCCGGGAATTGCGATGGCGTGTGCGTTCATGGGCGTGGCCGTGTTGGGAGGGCGAGTTTGCCGAGGCGGCGGCGGGCGTGTTCGATGCCGTCGTCAAGGACGACGCGGGTGATGCGGTCGAGCATGGTGGCGGCGCTGACGTTCGCCGCCGCTGCGAGCTCGGTGAGAACGCGGGCATTGCGGTCGGGGAGATAGGTGCCGAAGCGACGGGCGCCGGGTCGGGCAAGCTTGATGCAGTACCGCTTGGCAATGGCGCGAACGCGCTGCGGGCTGATCTCACCTATCGCCTGCGCGATCTCGAGACTGGTCATGCCCTCCGCGGCCAAAGCGGCGATCTGGGGTGCCCGGTCGCGTGCCGGCCTGAATTTGGTTCTGTCGATCGGTCCCATCATCCTGCCGCATCGTGGTGGTGGCAGCCGGCGCGGGGATGCGCCGGCCGTTGTCGGTGCCTGACCTCTCAGGCGATGGCGTCAGCGAGATCCTTGACCGCCTTGAATTTCACGATGGTCTTGGCCGGAACCTCGATGGCGGCGCCGGTGGCGGGGTTCCGGGCGGTGCGCGCGGCGCGCTTCGTCGTCGAAAGCTTGCCGATGCCGGGGACGGTGAGATCGCCGCCCGACTTCAGCGTGCCGCCGACCGCTCTGCCGAGGCTGGCGAGCACGGTGGCGACATCCGTCTTCGTCTTGCCGCTGTCGTCGACGATGGCCTGGATCAATTCGTTCTTGGTCATGGTCTTCTCCGTTGAGGGCCCTCGCTGGGCCGGGATGTTCCCGCGACGCGGGAATTGGGGTTCAGATCGCGATGGCGCGGCGGTTCCGGCCGGTGCCGACAGCTTGGAAAACCTGAGCGGCGCGGCCATGCGGACGCCGATGGCGATCCTCTGCCCGATCCTTCGCTCGAGCGGCGGCCATCTCGGCTTCGATCTTCGTTTCGAAGACCGCAGCCACCGGCTTGCCGGTCTCGCGCAGCACCAGGCCGTCGACCTTCACGGTGCAGACCCCGACGCCAGGGGCCTGATACCGACCGATCCAGCCGTTCCTGTTCGGGGACGGTTCGGCCCAAAAGTCGCGGATGAGCTTCGTTTCGGTCATGCAGCGGGTCTTTCGAGGTTGAATTCACGGAGGATGTGTTTCGGGCAAAGCGCCTGGAATCCGGGTGTCTCGGGGTGGTTGCCCCAATGGCCGTTCCATTCGCCCGTTTCCCGCCATCGCTTGAGCTTGCGGCGCCACTGGGCGTCCTCATCGACCGGAGGCGGTGGCGGTGCGGCTGGGGCTAGCGACTGCGCGGGTCCCCAAGATGGGTCGAAGCCGCGCCAGCCCCGCTCGATCATCAGATCGGCGGCCGAATTCGGATTCTGCGATTTGGCCAGGCTTTTCGCGAGGAGCTTGGCGGCGTGAGCACCGAGTGGTGCTTTAATCCGCTTCCGGTGATCGACGATGGCTTGAGCTCGCTCCTGGCTGACGACAGCCGTTAGCTCTTCCATCACGAGTTGGCGTTCTGGCTTCGCCTTCTCGGCAGCATCGGGCGCGCCCGCGCTCCGAAGAGACGAAGTCTCTGAGGATATATATGGTTCTGGTTCTGGAACGGGCGCGTGATGCTGTGGCGTTTGCTTGGCAATTGCTAGATCGTCATCGTTGTTTTTCAATGCCTTAGCTTTTCCACCGGCCGCGCCAGATGCGCTCCGTTTCGCCGATATCGAAGACGCTTTTTGGTGCTCCCGTTCGAGGCGTTTCTGGGTGATATCGCCCTCGACGACCTCGAAGAACGGCATGATGTCTTCGGCGATCAGATGCCAGCGTCGGGCGCTAACGCGTGCGATACGAGCGAGTTTGGCTGGGTCGTTTGGGAGCCTACCGCCGGACCGCCACATGGCCATAAGCAGCAGGAGATAAGCCCCGTGCTGTTCGGTGGTCAGGTGCTGAGTGTCGCCCAGGTAATCGGCGATGTAGAGCTGCATGTAGGGGGCGCTCATCGGCCGCCCCCGAAGCGCCCGGCCACGATCGAACGGCCTGGATCGCACCAGAGGGGAACACGACCGGTTTGGCCTTGTCGGCTTTTCTCGACCCCGACTTCCAGATTGTTTTTGACGGCCTCAGCCTGTTCCTCTGCGGCCTGATCGCCGCGACGGAAAGCCTCTGTGCGCGTGAGGTAATAGTGCTCGCGATAGAGCATGAGGACGGCGTCGGCGGCTTCTTCGATCTCACCGGACGCGCGGAGATCGGAAAGATTGGGCCGCTTGTCGTCGCGCTGCTCGACCGCTCGGGCGAGCTGGCAGCACAGCATGACGGTGCATTCCAGCGACTTCGCCATGACCTTGGCGGCGTTGGCAATTTCGCCGAGCTCGTTGACCTTGTTTCCCTGGTAGCGGCCTGACGGCTTCACCAGCATGGCGTGGTCGACGATGGCGAGCCGCAGCCGCTTGCCCTGCTTATCGAGCCGATCGGCGAACTTGCGGGATTCGACGAGGATATCGGCCATGCTGAGCGCCGGCGTATCGTCGAGGTGCAGCGGTTCCTTCCGAGATTCCTGAGCCGCCCAAAGGTAGGCTTCGAGCTCATTCTCGGTGGCGTGCCCTGACAGGACGTTCCCGTAGGTTGGTCCCTTTCCGCCCAAGCGTTCGCAGATGATGCGGGCGGCGATTTCCTTCGATGGCACTTCGAGCGAGAAATAGAGAGCACCGTCGCCGCGCCGGCACATCTTGGAGGCCAGAGCCGCCCCCATCATCGTCTTGCCCTGCCCTGTGCGCCCGGCCAGGACATACAGCGCACCTGGCGCCAGACCTCGCATCGGCAGATGTCGATCAAGATCCTCAATGCCGGTGGATGGTGGTCGCTCCAATTCTCCGCGGAGCATTGCTTCCGCTTCGTGGCCAACTTGTTCGGCGATGGACGACAACGAGCCTTTGTTGGAGCGACGCTGATCGGTCGCTGCATCGCGCAGGGCATCAACCGCCTCGATGAGCCCCCTCGCCAGATCCGAGACATCCGAGGTCGCGATCTGGCTCCGGGCGCCGTCGGCGGCGTCGAAGATGCGACGGACAACCCACGCGCTGCGGATGATCTTGGCGTATTCGGACAGAGAGCCGGCCGGCGCAGCAATCGCGGCCATGCGGGCGACCAGCTTGTCGATCGAACCGCCCTCGCCCATCAGGACAGAGGCGCCCCCCTGAACGACGGTGCGGAAGTCGACCGTGCCGCCTCGGGCAACAATGTCGATGATGCGGCGATACAGAGCGCCGGCCGAGACGTCACCGAAGTGCTCCTCCTGCAGGCCGGTCAGCATGACGCTACTGATCGCCGCCGGCGCCATCAGCATTCCGCCGATCAGCGCCATCTCGGTTTCAGAGATCTCGCGGAACCAGTCAGTGAATTGGTCTGGAGCCATCGCGTTCATGCCGGCCTCAATTGTTGGGCTGAGGCGATCGCGCTACGGCTGTTCTCCAAAACGGGGAGACTCACATGACGCCAGAATGGCTTTCCGCGATTGTCGCAATCATAGCGGCGGTGGTCGCCGGAGTAGCCGCTATAGTCGCCTACAGTCAGGCGATCAGCGCCAAGCGCCAGGCCGACAGTTCTGAAGAATCCGTACGTTTGGCTGCCGACCAAGTCACCATCGCGGAGCGGGCCGCTCGCAGCGCGGAAGCCCAGGCCAGTGAAGCACGACGCTCCAACGATGCGGCGGCCAGAATTGCACTGAGCAAAGCGATCGGAGCCCTGGATGGATATGGCGCCGCGCTTGGCGCGATGATGCAAGTAGTTACCGTGCTCCACTTCACTAAAGAGGTTCCGAAGAAGGAATGGCGGTCCTTTGTGAAGTCGGCGCAGACGGGCCGAAGCGACATCATGGCACTTCTTGAGGATAAGGATTGGCTTAAACGATGGATGGGCTTTGAAGCACGCTTTGACGCTCTGAGCTTGTTTTTGGCTGAAAAGGAAGAAGGCTCGTCCACGAGCGACGCTTCTATGATCAGGCTCTCCTTCAAGTTCCCAGGTCAATCGGTGCACGTCGAACCGCTGCAGGCGGCAGCGGATTCCTGGGGCGATATTTTGGCTATCAGGACGTACATTGAGGATCAGATTCATGACGCCCTCCGCTGAAAATGACCAACGAGGACGCCGACGAGCGCTGGAACGTCGAGAGGCGAGACCGCGCCATTCCGCTCGACGCGGGCGAGGACGACTTCGAGCGCCGCGGCCGAGCTAGTGAACCCAGCATGGAACCCAGCCTCATGCTGGCCGATCGCTTCCCATGCGATCTTCGCTTCGCCACTGCCGTTGGAACGGGTGGTGAGGACGAGCGTCCAGCCCGCCGCGCCGATGTCGACGATGATTGGGTCGGCGCTCATTCTGCGGCCATCCTCGATACGAGGTCGCCGTCACTGCCGGTGTCTTCCGCGAGGCGCAGGTTCCGAACAGCTTGCCGGAAATAGGTGTCTTTCAGCTCGGTTCCGATGAAGCGCCGGCCGTGCTTGATGGCAATGAAGCCCTCGCTGCCAATACCCATGAACGGCGAATAGACGAGGTCGTACGGGTTGCTCCAAAGATGGACGGCACGCTCGATGACGTCGAGTTGAAGGGGGCATAGGTGGCGCTCGTCCTTGCTATCGCGAGCCACGGCGACGTTGAGGACGTTGGTCTGGTCGACGGTCATCCAGACAGGCGACGCCGCTTCCTGCCACCAGGACACCGGATAGACGCCGGGATCGTGCTGGACGGGCTCCGGCGTCTTGCCATCGCTCTCCTTTCGGAACACCAGCAGGTAGTCAGGCATGCCGACGCGCACCCGGCTGCCATCGGTTCGGAGGGTCTTGTAGAGAAGGCCGTGTGCCTTGGTCCGCGTCATCTCGACGACCGGGCACTTCCAAATCGTGACGCGGGAATGATAGGTCCAGCCTTCATCCTCATGGACCTTCCGGATCAGTGCCGGCAGGTCGAAGAGGCCGATCACTCCATCACGAGACTTGCTGAGCGGCAGGTCTGAGCAATGGACGGCGCTAATGCGGCCCGGCTTCGTTGCGCGCAGCAAGTCTCGGACGAGGAAGCGATAACGCTCGGCGAACTCGTCATGGTCAGCGACATTGCCCATGTCGCGCTCGCTCTCGCTGTAGACGTAGAGCTGCGAGAACGGCGGCGAATAGACCGACAGGCCGATGCTGTTGTTCGGCATGGTCGGGGTGAACTCGACCGTATCCGCCTGATAGGCGGCGAAGCGATCGCCGACGACCTGATCGAGTACCTCAATCATGCGTGCACCCACGCCGGCAACGAGGCCGACTTTTGCGGTTGGTAGGAATGGAGGCGGGTTTCGGCGCGATGGGCGCGCGACATGGCGAGCATCATCTCGCGCTTCATCGCATCATGATCGCCGGCCTTGCGGCTGATCACGTCCCAGATTGCCGCCTCGGTGTCGGCGAAGACGACATGGCAATCCACAGGACGGATCTGCCGGAAACGCCAGTGCCTGCGGACGGCCTGATAGAAAGCTTCATAGGAGAAGCTCATGCCGGCAAAGACCGTCCGGGCGCAGTGCTGCCAGTTGAGGCCGAAGCCGGCGATACTGGCCTTCGTCACCAACACGCGCAGATCGCCGTTGGTGAAGGCAGTTAGCCGGTCCTCTTTCTCCGTCGGGGTCATCGACCCGCGCACTTCAACAGCGCCGGGGATGGCCGCCATGACGGCGTCGGCGTCGTAGTCAGTCTCGACCCAGACCGTCCAAGGCTCTCGCGGTTCGGCCGCAACAATGCTCGCGACCATTTCGGCGCGAGCCCGGCAGGTCAGTCGCTTTTCCTCGTGGATGGATGTCGCAGACATGTCCGGCAACCGGAAGAGATGGGCCTGGCCATCCTTTTCCTGCCCACGCCTGACGAGGCGATCGGCCTCGACCAGATGGCGTTGCATCCGCAATTCCGGCATCTCGAACCCGACATCGGAAAAGCCGAGATCGGAGGGCTTCGAGACGCATCGCGCCCATGAAGCCACCCAATCCCAGAAGGGGCGAACGCCATGGCCCTTTAGCCGCCATGTGCCGGTGTCGGCGCTATCGTGCAGAAACCAGCGCATCAGCATCTGGTCCCGCGTCATGACGCCCAGGAACTCAGCGTGAGTACCAAGCTCGGTGTGGTCGTTGGGCGCCGGCGTCGCTGTGCACGCCAGCCGATAGGGCGTCTGCGAGAAAAGCTCGATCAGCCGTTTCGTAGTCTGCCCGCTGAAGCTCTTGAGGATGGAGCTCTCGTCCAGAATGATCCCGGCGAAGTCGGCCGGGTTGAATAGGTGCAACCGCTCGTAATTGGTGATGACGATGCGGGCTCCGGACCAAGAGCCATCGCGTGAAACGACCGCATCGATGCCGATATCATCGGCCTCCTGCTTGTGCTGCCGCGTCACCCCGAGCGGCGCCAACATCAGGACTGCCCTATTCGTCCGACGAACGACCTCCTGTCCCCACGACAAGGCCGCGCGTGTCTTGCCCAGCCCTGTGTCGAGGAACATCGCTGATGCGCCGGCCCGGAGTGCGAATTCGACGGCTGCTCGCTGATGATCGAAGAGCGACGACGGCAGATCGAAGCCGCCATCGAACCCGGTCGGCTGGAATGAGCCGCGAGAGCCGGCAATGATCTGGTGATACGCCTCCAGACTCATGCTGCGCCTCCGAAGAAGGCCTCGACGGCACGGGAAACGGCGGCGACGCGATCGATCTTGTTGCGCTTGCAGTAGGCGGCGATCTGTTTCTCAACGCCCGGCGCGAAGCGTTCGGGCTCGTCTACGAGCACCAGGGCGCGCGGACGGTTCTGAAGCCGCTGCGCATAGCCGCGCTCGATTAGACCGCACACCAGTTTGTGCGCGAACGCCCTCGAAGTGCGGAGGTCCAGGGACATCTGGTCGTAGGTCGGGGCGTGCCCTTCCCGGTCGATATAGTTTTTCAAGTATTCCAGCAGATCGAGCTGGCGCGGAGTGAGACCGACGCGCATCAGGCGGCTCCTGCGATGAAAGGGTCGCGCATCCGCATCCGGGCGACGGCATCGCGGGCGGCGAAATCGGGATCGGCTTTGAAGGCGACGGCGAACCAGAGGCAGAGAGCGTCACTGTGGTTGTCGTCGACGAATTCGAGACCGCGGGTCAGGCATTCCTGCTTGACGGCCGCTTTGGCTTCTTCGCGTTTCAGGCGGCCTTTGCCCTTGCCAAGGAAGGCGATGCGGGCCTGCGCAGGCTGGATCTCGTCACAGCGAACGCGCAGCAGATGGGAGATGCCGAGAATTCCCCAGCGCATCCCAGCCTGCATCATGATGGTGTCGATGTTGGTGAAGCCCTGGCCTTGCTTCCCGGCAATCGTCTGTGTCGAGAATTCGAAGGCGACGCGGTCTGGCTTGTGCAACCCGATCATGTCGCCAACGAACTGAAGCTGCTCACCCGCGATCTTGCCGTGATCTGACCCTGACGGGGCGAGACGGCGCGTTCCGCCGATCAGCTTTCCGCCGATCGGAGCGAACGCCCATCCCGTCTTCACGCCGATGTCGAAGGTGAGCAGCTTCATGGTCAGTGGACCGAGCCGGCTTCGCGCTCTTCCTCCCGAGCGCGCAGGAAAGCGGGGCGGATGTCCTCGTCGAAATCCTCGGACGACGGCGCCGGCGGAACTTCATCATCGACGGGCGCCGCAGCGACTTCGGGAGCGGCTTCGGCCTGGACCTCGACAGCCTTCTTGCGGCCGCCCCTGCCCTTCGGCTTCGCCGGCTCGGACGGTGCCTCGGTCTTCAGGTTCTCGAGATCGAGCGCTTCGCCAGCGGCGGCACGGTTCTGCTCGGCGAAGATGCGGTTCGCGGCCTCGGCGGCGCTTTCCTCGGGGGCCTCGTCGCTGTCCTGCTCAACCGCAGCCTTCGACATGCGATCGAGGTCGCCGACATGCCCGGCGTTCTCGAATTCCTCGTCGAGAAGGTCGAGCAGGAAGCGAAGATGGGCGACGTGCTCGCGGGCCTTGAGCTCGTTGTTCTTGGCCTTCCGGAAGATCGAAGCGGCATGCCGGAACGACGGACCATGCAGATTGCCGATCTCGATCTGCGTCTTCACGCGGTCGCCGTAGGTGCCGTTGATGCTGGACGTCTCTTCCTTCGCCTTGTTGTTGGCGACGAAGAGAGCCTTCACCACGGATGGTGCTGGGAATTTGATCGGGGCTTCGGATTCCGGCTTCATGTGTGCGCGCTCCTGGGGCTGGTGGTCAGTGGTGAAGCTGTCCGGGGAGGCCGGGCTCGGGGATGCGTCCTTCGCGGATCATCCGCTGATGGATCTGGCGGATGCGCTCGGCGCCGGCTGACGGTGTCTTGAAACGGGTGCGCGGCGCGAAGCGCAGGACGCTCATCGGCTCGCGTGCATCGAGATCGGGCATGCTGATGTGCGGGAGCGTCGGCTTCCGGCTAATCTCAATCACCGGTTCTGATGGCGCCTCAGGCGGTGCCGGCTGACGACGGACCGGCTCGCGGACAATCCGTTCTGCCGGAGCCCGCCGCTGCATGCGGACGCGCTCGCGATGCTTCAGCTTGGTGTCGCCGATATCCAGTGCCCAAGCGACGGAACTGCGCGGGCGCCGAAGGCGGCGTGCGATCTCGCCAATCAGCATTCCTTCTGCACGAAGGCGCTTGGCGCTAGCATGCCAATCTGGGGTGTTCATGGGCGTGGCTCCGAGAGGTTTTTGGCCTGCCGGTCGCACCACTCCGCGCCATCGGCGAAGGCCGCTGCTGGAAACATCGTCAGCCGGGAAAGCTTGGCGAGGAACCAAGACAGACCGGCCAGGAAAAACGCGAGAAGGCCCCGCATGGCCCCTCCTTTCAGGGTTCACGCGCCAAGGGCGTCGAGTTGTTCTTGAATGCGGCGCTGCTCGGCTCGCAGCGCGTCTTGCCGTTCACGGCGATGGGCTTCATCAAGCCACACCGGCGCCGTCGGGTACACGGCCACCAGGAACGCGGGGCCGTAGGCAAAGATGAGTCGCGAGAGGCCAGCCCATGATGGCTTGGCGACCCCTTCGAGCCATTTCCGGACGGTGTCCGATGGGATGCCGGTGTCGTACGAGACGTTCTCTGCGGTCTTCGACGGGTAAAGGCCGCGCAGAAAATCAAGCGCCCGCTCCGGGCAGGCCTGGAGGGAATTGACCCCAGCCTTTCCGATCTTTCGTCCAGTCATTCCGGTCTCCGACTGCGAAGGTGGCTTCACAGACGAGGACGGAACTGCAGAGCGCTTGGAGGCGGACGCGGGATCGACCTTCCGGGGATGGCGGGCGGCAACCCGCGCCCCACCGGAATTCGAGGGAGATAGAAACGATGGACGGGGATGCGCGAGGCCCACCATGACGATCAGGACCTCGCAATGACGGTTGCCATGAGGGCGACCGGCGCAAGCGCAAGCAGCGCAGCAATTGCCAAAGCGGCGCCGATGACGGCGCCGACTACAACGTCCAGCAAGCGGTCCATCAGACCGTCTCCTCAGCAGCGATGGGCCGGGTCACAGTCGCGGGCCATTCGGCGCCTTCAGGCCAATTCGACGAAAGCCACGACATTCCGCGCGCTACGCGCCGGGCGCCCATATCTCCACCTTCGCGAAGGTGTTTGAGACGCGTCCCTTCCCCGAACACGAGCGTTGAAACCCTCGATTCCGAGAGTTGTCTTGCCTCAGCAAAGGCGCTGACAACGGCGAGGAGTTCATCGATCGCGTTCATGCGCGAAAACATGGAGCTATTTTTAGCTCGCTGTCAAGGCTATTCTTAGCCCGCGCGTTTAGCTCGTCAGCGGGCTAATTTTGGCTCATGACGAACGAGACGGAAAAGCTGCCGCAGACCTTGATCGAACGCATCGATCGGCGGCTTGCTGCGACCGGAAAGAGCGCCAAAGGGGCATCTCGCGAAGCGGGACAGAGCGAGAGCTTCATCAAGAACATTCGGCTAGGCGCGTCGAAATCGCCCCGCACCGACGGATTGAAGGCACTTGCTCGCGTTCTTGGCACCACGATCGATTGGCTCACCGAAGGACGAGGCCCCGAGGTTGCTGCGGCCAGCGATGGACTCTCAGCCCCCTCAACCTCGACGGTCATCCCCACTGACTTAAGCGAGCTCGTTCCGGTCAAGATCGCCGGCAAGGCAAAGGCCGGCGAGTTCATCTCGATCGAAGACCTCGGCGACTGGGAGGAGCCGGAGGAATTTCTCGACACTCGCGACCCGCGCTTCCCTCATGCCCGGCACCTGGGCTTCGAGGTCGAGGGCGACAGCATGAACGCGCTGAAGCCGCGTCCGATCCAGGATGGCGACCGGCTTTCAGCGCTCGCCTATGAGGACATCGCCGATCGTTTCCCCTTGCGCGACGGGATGATCGTGGTGGTCCAGCGCACCCGCCACGGCGGGCATGAGCGCGAATGGTCGGTCAAGCAGCTCGAGATCTACGAGGACCGGATGGAGTTCCATCCCCGGTCCACGAACCCGCGCCATAAGCCGATTATCATCAAGCGGGACAGCCTGGCTGACGACGGGGTGACCGTCGAAATTATCGCCATCGTTCGGCGCCTGGTCGCAGAGTTCAATCTCTAATGGGCTTCCGCTGGCGAAAATCCCTTAGGATCTTCCCCGGCTTCCGCGTCAACCTCTCGCATCGTGGCGCCCGCGGCCAGATTGGCGGATCCCCACTCTCATTTGCGTTCCGGCTATTCGGAGGCTCGAAGCAGCGACGGGTGACCGCCTCAATACCGGGCACCGGCCTGTCATTCATTTCCATCTCAACGCCTCTGCAGAAGATAAAGGCGACGCCCAACGCTTCAGCACAGCCTGACTACCGGGAAGTGATGCGAGAGGCGTTCATGCAAGCTGCGCAGCTTCGTCTGATCCCGATAAAGCTTGACCAAATCGCAGCAGAGCCGCCCGGCTCTCGTCGAGAGATCGTGGCTGCGGCAATCCCGATATTCGTGAGGATAATGGCGGCTAACGGCGTATCGCGGGATGCTGCTAGGATGGCCACCAATCCACTTGCAGAACTCGACGACGCCAAGCTTGGGCAGTTGATTGCGGAGGTTACGGGCGTGGCTCCCGCCACGCCCGCCCTCACAAGATATCCACGCGCTCGGCGCCTCATCCCTTAGCTGGCAAGCCGCTCCGCAAGATCAACGCAACCCAGGCGGCGCTCTATTTCCCTCAGACGCTCCTGCGAGGGAGGCGCTGCGTACATTCCGCGACCACCCTCTCCTGCCTCACCAAGTATCGGGATCACAACCGGGCTGGCGTCGAGAGCGATGTCGGTGATCGCGAACGTGAGATCAGGAAAGACTTCGCGCAGCCGTGCCTTGGTACGCTCCTTATCAGCGGTCCAAGCGCGCGCCTGGCCCGCCGGCGGAAACACGCTGAACTCCGTCGCCTCGGGCAACCCCTTGCACCAATCCTTCATGCCAGCACCTCCTCGCATTTCCAGACTGTGACGGCGATCAGCCGGCCGATGAAGCTGTCGCAACCATCGCAGGTCGCGCGGACGTTCTGCAGGAAGGCGCTGTCGAGCAGCTCCTCGACGTCATAAGGCGCGTCATCCACGTCAGGTACGTCGAGGCGCTTGAACACGTTCCGTTGGCAGTTGGTGCAGCGGTAATGGAGCTTAAAGCTCGCACGAATTCCGACGTCTTCCGGCATGACCCGATACTCCGAACTCTGGTTGCGTTGCCCTGTCGTAGCAGCTTCTTTGTTCTGCTTGCGTTCTCATTGAAGGCATGCCGGAGATCGAGAGTCGATATGGATCCCCATCGCTCCTGACTCCGCGTGTCAGCGGAAATGAAGACGAGTTATTTTTAGCTCTTTCCTCTTGACGGGCTATTTTTAGCTCTGCATAGTAGCCCCATCAGCCAACCGGCGATGGGGATCGACATGGCCTTCAAGTTTCTGGACGCCGCAGCGCAGATCGACGAGGCGAAGGTCTCGGTAGCGGTCGCTCGCAAGGCGGATGAGCTGGCCCGTTGGCGCCGTTCAGATGTCCAAGCCTGCATGCCCGAGGCTCTGGCCCGGGTTCGGCGCGTTGCCGAAGACGAGCGCAGGGCTTGGATCGCTGATCAGCAGGACCGGGTTTGGATCGCCGCTTCGGCCTTCGTCGCCGGCGCGCTGGACGGTCTGACGCCGCCGCGTAGCGAGCCCTTCGGCATCGAGGCCGTTGAAGGGCCGAACGTCCACACCTTCGAGCGGATGGACGCCATTCAGGCTGCCATCGGCGATCAGATCATCGACGCTCGGCGCAACACCTTCGCCCGCGCCCTCGCCTCCTTCGACCGCTCGCTGGCCGGGATCGCGGCGTCGAACGACATCGCCGTTCACTTGCAGGCGGCGGAGTGACGGCGATGAACCTCAACATCCACCGCATTGAGCAGTTCAACCGCTGGATCATGGACGCTTTGAAGGAGCTCCGCCGGCTTGAGCTTTTCCGCTCGCCGTTCGTCCGAGCATCAGTGCTTCGGACGGTCAAGTCCAGCGTGAAGGTCGCGTTTTCCTACGCCAACAGCCTGAACTGCAAGGCTCGGAAGAGCCTCTGCCTCAGGGTCCTCAACTGGATCGGTGCCGACCTTCTCCGCCTCTCCAAGCTTGAACGGAGCGCAGCATGAGCACGCGGGTTCTCCACATCCCGGCCAAGAGCCTGAGCGAGGCGCGCATGGTCGCGCACGCTGTCGAAGCTGGTCGCGTGCCCTGCCTCAAGCAGTATCTCGACGAGGCTCGCGCGAAGGCTTCGGCCGTATCCCTGACCGAGCTTCATCGCGTCCCGTACACCGTGATCCCGATCATCATGGTCGATGGGTTGACCGACGACGGCCGGATCAAGGTCGCTCGTGTCGCCAATACGGCCGGGCAGGCAGTCGCCGCCCTCCTTCTCGTCATCGGCGGTCCCTTCCTCGTCGGATTGGTATCGCTGCTGTGACGCGCATTTCACGCCTTGCTGGGGAGGCGGCGCAGGCCGCCGTTCCCCCTTCGCCCGGCCCGCTCTCGATGGTCGAGAACCGGGATGGTGTCCGCCTCTCCAGCAAACCCAAGGGAGATCGCGATGCAGCCTGAACCGCTATTCCAATCGTTCGATGCCGGCTGGCTGATCATCGGCGGCGCAGCGCTGCTGATCGCGGCCCTCTGGTGGGACATCAAGCGCAACGATGAGCCCGTCCACGACGATGAGGACTGGGATGTTGAGCCCCGCCGGCACGACCCCGAAGCCGACGCCCGGCACTGGCCATTCTGATGACCGCACTGGCGATGTTCATCATCGCCCTTGTGGCGAGCATTCCGCTGGCGGCGACAGGCTCATTGATCGTTGGGGCCGTCCGCCAGTCCTCGCGGGGACCACCGCAATGGTCCGGAAACCCCTCTCACCGGCTCGCCCCAGGCAAGGGGCCAGGTCAGCGAGCCAAACCTTACAGAGCGGGGGGCGTTGCGGCGCTCCCCCAGTCCCCGAGGAACCGATGAAAGCGTCCCGCCTCAATGCGTCCCATGTCGGAAAGAGCGTCAAAGCTCGGATGCGCATCCTGCGCGTCGCCGGCGGTTTTCGTCCGATCGATTTTCCCCAGCAAACCAAGGTGATCGGAAGCCGGACCTGGCGGCTGCATCCGACCAGAGGTTGGCGGGTCGCCTGATGCCAACCCGGCGCGCCTCCGATGGTTCGTTGAGGCGCGCCACCCTCGCAGTCCACATGCGGCTCCAAGCCGAAACGGAAGCCCGGAAGGCCGGGCTGCAGATCACAGCCTGGCGCGACGGCAAGCCGGTCGTCCGCCTCCCGATGAGGAAGCCGAAATGACCGAAGCCGCGCTGAAAGAGGATTTCTCGTACTGGAAGGCTCAGTTGGCCGGCCAGAACCCCGAACTGACCGACAAGCTGCCGCGCTGCGGCTGCTACCGGTACCGCGGCGATCCGGTGCTGATCCGTGTCGTCGACGGGACCATGTTCGCGTGGATTGGCCGCAAGGGTCAGCAGACGCGCCGGCTGGCTGACGCCTCGTTCGCGGAGACGACCTTCTCGTTCTTCTGCCGCGATGCGATCTCGTCAGATCTCTACGACGCCGTCGCCAACAAGAACCAGCCGTGGCCGGAGGACATCGAGAGCCTCGACGACGCCCGCTCCAACTTTCCGACCGATCCGTTCGAGGCGCTGATCGCAGAGCTCGATCTGATCGAGTTGAAGATCGCCGAGTTTTTCAAGACGCCGGTCATCGCCGGAGACGATGTCCGCGCCCTTCAGGCCGACAAGTGGAAGGAACGGGCGCGCGAACTCTCCGGCAAGATCGAGGACATGCGGGTCGCGGCGAAAAAGCCGATCGATCAGCAGGCCAAGGAGATCCAGAAGAAGTTCGTTCCGCCGCGCGACCGCGCCGATGCCTTGGTCACCAAGGTCAATACCGGAATGTCGGTCTATTCGCTGGCGAAGAAGCGGGCTGTCGAGGCGCAGGAAGCCGCCGAACGCGAGGCCCGCGCAAAAGCTGCGGCTGCCATGGGCGAAGCCGCCCCGGTTGAGCAGGCGCCCGTGCGCGGCCGCAGCAAGGTCGCCACCGGCAGCACAACTGTCCGGACGCGCAAGGTGGCCGTCATCAATGACCTGCCCGCCGCCGCAGCCTTCTACGCGGCCCTCGCCGAGCCCCCGGTCCAATTCGTGACGGTCGTCAAGCAGATGGCCGAACAGAACCTGAAGACCGGCGTCGCCGTGCCGGGCTGCGAACTGAAAACCCTCGAATACGTCGCCTGAGAGGCCATCATGAACGCCATTGCCAAGATCGAGCCGCGCAAGTCCGTCATCGCCACTCTTGCCGATTCCTACGGGATGGAGGCGCAGGCCTTCGAGGCGACCTTGCGGGGAACTGTGTTCCCGGCATCCGGGACGCGTGAGGAATTCGCGGCCTTCGTGCTCGTCGCGAAGGAATACCGGCTGAACCCGCTCCTCCGCGAGATCTACGCCTTCCCGAAGAAGGGCGGCGGCATCGTTCCGATCGTCGGCATCGACGGTTGGCTGAACCTGATCAACGGCCACCAGCAGTTCGACGGCATGGAGTTCGACCAGCACGACGACGAGAAGGGCGCGCTCGTCGCCGTCACCTGCCGCATCTACCGCAAGGACCGGTCCCATCCAACGGTGGTGACTGAGTATCTCGAGGAATGCATTCGCGGCACCGAGCCCTGGAAGATGAAGCGGCGGATGCTACGCCACAAGGCGGCCATGCAGTGCGCCCGCTATGCCTTCGGCTTCAGCGGCATCTACGACGAGGACGAAGCCGCCGATATCGCCCAGGTGCGCGAAGTCGGCGGGGGCTCGCTTCCAACCGCGCCGCCGCCCCCTCCTTCTGACGATGAACTCAATTCGGCTTTGAACGTTGAGGATGCAGTCGTCGTTTCCGATTCCGCTGCTATCGCTCCCAAGGATGCAGCGGACGCCGCCGGCGCATCGAGAACGGCCCCCCAGTCCGACGATGCGCCGGTGGCACCCTCCGATGATGCGATCGATCCCGAGGTCGAACTGTCGAACCTCGACGAGAAACTAGGCTTCGCGACCAATTCCGATGATGTCGAAGCCTGGTACGTCGAGACGGATGTCGAGGCGGTGCTGGCTGACTTCTCCGGCTTCGTGGAGCGCGCCCGTGAGATCCGCGACCGTCACGTTCAGCGGACCTCGCGCCAGACCGCTGCATCTCCCGCTGCGCCGTCCGCCGATGAGGCCAGCGACGATGTTCCACCACCTCCGGCCGGCGATGATGATGCTGGCCAGCCGGAGGATATGAGCACGCCGGAAGCCTATGAGGCTCTGGTGAAGGCGAAGCTGGCTGCTGCCGGTGACTTCAAGGCCTACGAGGAGGTCCGCTCCTGGTGGAGCGCAACGCGACCTGTTCGGCACGCCCTCGGCATCAAAGAGCACGCTGATATCGAGCGGCTGCAGAACCACTTCGCTGCCCGCAAGGGCGAGCTCGAAAAGGCGAAGGGCTGAGCCATGCAGCGCGGCGACGAAATCCTCGCGCGCTGGGACGGCAAGGCGCTTCGCGCGGTCGGCGGCCGGGATCGCGACGCTATCGCCGAATTTCCGGTCGACACCGTGTTCTCGCTGCGGATGTGGGAACCCGGCACCCAAGGCGCGCGGGCTTTCATCTCCGTCTTCCTGAAGGTGTTCGCCGAAGCGCACCCTGAGGCCGCGATGACGGATCAGAAGCTCAAGGCGAGCCTGAAGGCCACGCATCATTGGATTGACGGCGTCGTGTTCGACGAGGCCGGCGGCGAAGCGAAGTTCAAATCCATCGGCAAGATGAGCCGGGACGAGCTCGCGCTGTTCACCGAGCAGGCAAAGGACTTCGCCGCTGATCTCGGGCTCGACGTGGCTGCTCTTGAGGCGGAGACGGCAGAGCGCCTGAAGCCGCGGAGGGCGCGGTGATGGCATCTCCCTATTCTTGGGCTTTCCCCGGCGCGAAATGCGTCTGCATCGAGGACGATTTTTGCTCCGTCCACCAGGGCAAGTTCTCGATCCCCACTCGCATCCCGATGATCGGTGAAGTCCTGACGATCCGCGACTTCGTCGTGGGAGAGGCCTCCTTCGGAACGGGGATGGAGGACGAGGTATATGTGTCCTTCTACGAGATCGAGCTGATGCAGTCCGATGGTCCGCTGAGCGGTGCAGTCCGGTTCCAGCTTTCGTGCTTTCGTCCTCTTCTCGACCGTCCGACCGACATTTCGATCTTCGAGCGCCTGCTGAAGCCGTCCAAGCAGACGGAGGATGCGTGATGATCTGCGCTCGCTGCCACACCGACACGGTTACATGGCGCGGACCTCTCTCGGCGCTGACGCACACCGAATGCTCTTCGTGCGGCAGCATCAACTGCCAGCACGTCGAGCAGCCGGCTGATGCGGAAGGCGATCAGGAGGAGGCTCCTGATGCGTCGTGAATTCTCCCGCAAAACCCGATCCCAGGCATTTGCCCGCTCCCGAGGAAACTGCGAAGCCTGCGGCGCGCGGCTGATGCCCGGAAAGTTCCGCTACGACCACATCCTGCCCGACGCCCTCGGCGGCGAGCCGACGCTTGAGAATTGCAAGGTCCAGTGCGTGACCTGCGATGCGCCGAAGACCGCAGCAGACGTCACCCGCATCCGCAAAGCCGACCGCCAGCGGGACAAGCACACCGGCGCCTATGAGCGGAAGAAGTGGCCGAAGCAGATCCGCCGTCCGGCTCCGCCGCAGCGCCGCGCCACGGCTCCGCTGTCCAAGCCCCTTCCTCCCCGGCGGTTCACATGAGCCCCCGCCCCTTCCCCAATCGCAAGAGGAGCAAGCCGTGAGCCTGCCTCGCACCTTTTGGATGATCTACGGCGCCGGCCAGCGCGCGCCGACTGTTCGGCATCATACCGCCGAGAGCGCCCTGGTCGAAGCGCGGCGCCTCGCTCGGCTCGTGCCGGATGTCGAGTTCTTCGTCCTCCAGACCGTCGCTCATGTCGTGAAGCGCGATGTCGAGATCACGCCGATGGACGATGCTCAGCGCATCGACCCGGCGGCAATCGACGAGATTCCGTTCTGATGTCGCGCTTCAAGCCCCGCACTCCGAAATGGCCTTGGCGCGATTTCCTGACGGCCGATGAGGCTCGTGTTCTCGCCCGAGCCGACGCAGCCAAATCCGATTGGAAGCGGCTGAACGTCGAACGGGCCGCCATCACGAACAGAGCCATTCAGCGGGCGAAGGCCAACGCAGGTCGGGAGGTGGAGAATGACTGATCGCTTCACCGCCCGTCAGAAGCAGCAAGCACTTGCCCGCGAGATCGGCTTTCGCCGGCGCGTCTATGCCACCCGCGTCGTGGAAGGCCGGATGAAGCAGGCTGATGCGGATTTTCAGATCGGCATCTTCGAAGAGATGGAGGCTGAGTTCCGCCAGCGGGCAGAGGCCGAGGATCGGGCTGGGAGGCTGCTCTAATGGACCCCCTCCAAATAGTTGATGCTGCGAACCGCACATTGCGTCATCTTCAGGCGCCCATCTGGCATTTTCCATTGGCGGATGCGCAGGCTGCCGACGTTCTCAAGCCAACCCCCGGCCAGAACGTCGGCAGCCAATCCGCTCAGGTCTACCGATATCGCTGGGATCGCCATGGCCGCAAAGGCCAGCGCTGCCGCGTCTTCGCGCGCGGCACGATGAATTCCGTTGGTCTCGTGTTCGAGGACGGCTTTCGCATGGTCTCTTCCGGCAACGCGCTGAGGAGGGCATAGCGATGGCGCGCGCACGCCCGATGCTTGTGGCCGAGATTTTGGGCGACGGTACGCTTGCTGATGCCGGCCGGCTGCTGAACATCAGCGAAGCGGACATGCGTACCAAGCTCGCGGCGCTGATCGCGCGTGGCTTTCCTCAGCCCGACGACACCACTGGCATGATCGATCTCGACGCCGTCGTTCAATGGCGCCGCTTGCGGAACCCATCCCTCTTCGGCCTGAATAGCGACCAGCCGGCAGCAATTGGCTCCGGCTCGGTCATTTCTGACCGGTTGAAGAGGATGCGTGCCAATGCCCAGGCGAGGCGGTGACGCGATGAAGGTGCCCTACTACTACGAGCGCAAGGGGCGCGCTTATTGGGAGCCGCGAGGCAAAGTGCCGCCGGGCTTCGCTGCTCGCCCTCTGGGGCCGGCAGGCGATGACGCCCGCATGGTTGCGGCCAAGCTCTACAATGCAATGTGGAAGGCACGGCGCGGCGGCGCCGGCGACGAACAGGACAACAAGCCGAAGTACCCGAAGGGCTCGATCGGCGAAGCCTGGGAGCTTTATCGCCGCACACCCGAATGGCCCAAGAAGGCGCAGCGGACCCGCGAAGAGTGGGATCGGGTCTGGGCTCGCATGGAGGAGCCGTTCTCGGATCAGAAGCCGAAAACGGTCACGCTGATGGACGTCAGCGAGTGGCGCCAGTTCGTCGAGGATACCGTTTCCCTCCGCGAGGCGCACCGCTGCATCAAGATTTGGCGTGCCTTCTGGCAGGTGATGGCCGCCATGAAATATTGCGACGCTGAGAACGACCCGTCGTTCGGCGTCCGCAACACCGAGCCGGCGCCGAGGTCGCAGGAATGGCAGCTCGCGGAGATCGTCCGGATCGGGAAGCGGGCATGGCGGGAAGGCTACAAGGGCCTCGCGGCGATCCTGGCGGTGATGTGGGACGGCATGATGTCGCCGGTCGACGCGCGCACCATCAAGCCTGCTCAGCGGATCAGGCACGGCAACCTGCAGGCGTTCGCGATCACCCGCGGCAAGACAGGCGCCCTCGCCTACGCGCCGATCACTCGTCGCGCAGCGAAGGTCATGGATGCCTATCTGGCGGGCAGGAAGGTCGTGGATCTCGAGAGGCCGCTTTTCCGGACCCGGCGCGATTCGGACTACCGGAAGAACAGCCTGGCCGAGGACTTCCGCGATATTCGCAATCTCGTCTATCCGGGCGACACCAGGACCCTCACCGACATCCGTCGATCGGGCGCGCTGGAGGCGTCAGCCGGCGAGGTCGACCCGAAGGCGCTGTCCGATGTGATGGGGAATACGCTGGCTCAATCCAAGGCTCTGCAGCGCACATACACGCCTGCGCAGATCGCGACGGCGGCCACCGTTCCTGAAGCGAGACGACGCGGCCGGCGAGCAAGATCGGCGAACGAAAGCAGCTCATAA